GAGGTGGTGGAGCGATGCCCGTCGGTACTCTTGGTGGCGGTGGCTACGGTAGTGGATTCACTGGAGGTGGTGGAGCGATGCCCGTCGGTACTCTTCAGCAACCTTGGACCGGCGGTGGTGGCTCTAGAAGCCAAACTGCCGAAGAGAGGATGCGTGACCAAATGTCATTGCAAAACTCGCAAGGGTCTCAACGGCTTCTGCCAACGGGGGGAGGCAACACATTTGGCGCAAGAAACGCGGGCGTGACGCTCAACCAAGATGCCAAGTGGCGAGATGCCCAGTTAAAGAAGAGTCGGGAAATGGTCAGGTTGACGCAAAAGAAAGGCAAAGCGGGACGGTTCGAGCGGTTGGAGGAAACACTTAAGGCAGCTCGGGGGTCGGGATTGGGCCAACGATTGCGGAGCCAAGGATACGTACCAGGTTTTGCATTGTCCACTGCGGTTGGGCAAGCAGTAGCTAGAGAAAAAACAAGAATGCCATCGGGCTCTCAGGCCAAAGTCGGTTTCGATCCTAGGGTCGGAGTTGGAGTCTACAACAGTTCTGAAGGTAGCCTGTCCAACGCTATAAACATGCATATGGCTCTTGGCAGAAGCGCGTCAGAAATACAACATGCGGGCTCTGCAAGTTACGTCGCAAAACCGACCGTCCCATCTTTCAACTTGGACGCTTTAAATACTATAATTACGCAGTTAACAGATACGGTGGGTGGCTTAAGTTCTTTCGCTAAGGGCCAAATGGGCAGCGGTCAAGGCGGAGGTGGCGGAACCGCGATCCTCCCAGACAATTCCGAATTAGTTTCATTACTGGGAGAGGTGGTGTCAGGAATAGGAGGTCTCTCGGCTACCTTTAACGAAGGAATGATCGCTCAAGCCGAAGCGATTACTAACTCAGAGAAATCAATAAAACTGGACGGCGCGGTCAGCATCAACGCGAACGTAAGCGGTTCTGTCCAAGACGCAAGCGCAGCTATCGTTGAAGCGTTGACGAGCAAAGTTAATGCAATAATGAAAAACACATTGACTCCAGCGGAACAGGGAGAAATAAATATGCTATCTAATTTTAATAATTCAGCATAAATTTAAATAAATTTTAATAGAAGGCTAAAGGGTAATTGATGAGTGTTTATGCTTTTAACAATGTAAGTGTGGTAGGGATAAGTTCGAAAGGCTCATTCTTGGGCGAAAATATTAATCGTTACCGCACAGTTGAGAGTATCGAAATAGAGGGGTTTATTGACAGCCGTAGCTCGAATACGGACGCGGAAGGAGTTAAAGAAACTCAAGAAACGATTTCAACCTATATAACAAACGTCACCGCGACTGAGACCGATACTCTTCAGGAAGTAAAGATAAATGGTAACAGCTTGGGAAACGGGAAAATTCTTACGCTTGATTTTAAGGCGTCAGAAGGTACACTCAATAGCCAAATTATTGTCGGCTCATATTCGGCGACAATTGAAATTCCCAAAGATTCAGGTTCTTTTTCCAATGCTATAGATTCTGGAGGAACGCTTTCTCCCTCGAAGATTCTAGAAGACATATCAGAAGATTTTAGCGTTAGCTTGAATACTAAAGGGGATTATGAATTCAATCATTCTTTAAGTATCGGATTGCTCCAGTCACAGTTTCTTGCTTTCGACAACGAGATTGTTGGAGAAGCTAAGGGATTCGCTAATGCGATCTTTCGAGAAAGACAAAATAGCGCAATCACATCTTTCAACTTAATTCTAGGAGACCACTTTGGTAATTACAACACTCCAGCTAGGGAAACGTTTAGCGAGAGTTACGATGTACATAGCGGAAAGTTCAGCTTTAAACAAAAATTTGTGCTACACAGGGAAAATGGTGTGGGCTACTCCGTTGTGCGTACTCATAGTTTTAGCACTGGGGTTGACGGGATAGTAAAGATAGTGGAGAGTGGGCAAATTATAGGAAACACTTCTGGGCCGGAGGACGTAGCTGGCTGGATTAACACGGAAATAGCAGGATCACACGTTAGGTGCGTCTCAATCTTTAGCTTGTACTATGATAATTTCAGCGGTAAAAAAGACTTTGAAGTAGTTCGGGGTATTAGTATCGGCGCTGCGACCGGATTAAACTCAAACCCAATATCCGTATCAAAAAATATTGATTTTAACACTGCGTCTTCCTCGTATTCTGTAACGTACACTGACGATGAGGGGTACGTAAACTCAAATTACTATTTGGATAGAACCATAAGTATAAGTAAAAACCAAGGATCAGTCTTTGTAGCAACCGAGAACGGAACCTTGAGATACAACGAAGCTAAAAGCAGAGACTTTAACCCAACGGCGAAGATAAGCAGTATTCTGGGAGACGAATCCTTATCTAAGGCTAGGTGTGAAGAGTTCCTAGAAAGAGCTCATAATAAAAGTACAAGTCATCACTTATTCGGAGCAACCCACTCGATGTACTTGACGAAAAGCAGCTTTTCATTTAACAAACATGGCAAGTCTGTAACGTACACGTTTAGTTACTCGGACTCTGTGGAGTTTCTACCAAAAAATGATCATACAGTCGCTAGATCAAGCGTGAAGGAACGGGATGAAAGTCCATCTTATAAATTCTCAAGCTATACTATTCCATCGGCGGGCGATGAAATATTACATTCACCCCCTGGCTCGCCGAAGTCCAATCTGTCTACTAGGACAATAACGGTAGACTATACGTTAAAAAGGATTCCTTCCAGAAATATCTATGATACGGTATATAACATAAGCTCCGCTTTGGAGCACGCGAGGCAAGCAGCGATAAATGAAGCCTTCAAAGCTCATATAGATAATGGCGTTTTGGCTCTTGATTATGATGAAATTTATATAACGGCAGCATCGTATACCTTTAATTCAGATAGGAGATTGTCAGTAACGGTTACGGCAGAGTACCCAACGATAACAAAAATTCGAGATATAAATAAGGGGGCTATTTAAAAAATCATGGCAGTAGTAGTAAAATATGGTTCTTACACTTTTGACATAGCTCCTTTTGTGTCAAGGAGTCAAGAAGTCCTGTACGACGGGCTAAGCAAGAAGGGTCAAGTAACAGCGGTAGAATTGGCTGGGACTATACTTGTTGATGACGGAGTATACGACGCTGGATTTGCCGGACTCAACGCTAAAAGAAATGCTCTCATCAGTGCGTTTGAGACCGACTTTCAATCGCTCGTAGTTTTAGAAGACTCTGTAGAAATTTTACGTTTTGACTACTGCTCTGTGGGAAGCGTATCTTTTGAGCCTTCTGGAAACGGTATAGCTGCAAAGTATTCCATTAGCTTAAAATGTTACGAACAGGATTTGTTTGCAAGAGACTACGGAATCTTAGACCCATCCGATAGCGTTTCGTACGATATTAACGAAGACGGTACGATGTCAATCAATCACAGCGTGAGCGCGCGAGGTATCTATACTGGGTATAGAAAACCAATCCAGAACGCGATAGACTGGGTCGACAAAAGAGTACCCCTTGTTATCGATAACCCTAACGATCCCAGTTGGGAGGGCGGACCTTCTCCATTTTTCACTTCAGGACTTAACTCTTCGTTTGATTCTTCGGACATTATAAATAGTAATTTGGTTTTAAAGAACACGAACAAAAACATAAATAGAATGGACGGCTCTTGCTCTATCGAAGAAAGTTACGTCTTGCAGACAGGAGACTACTGGAACGCGCCACTAATAACTGGAACGCACGCAAGTATATCAACCAGCATTAAATCTGGAATAAACGATGACCACATGACAATAAGCGTTTCTTACGAACTGATGGGTGGACAAAACCAGACAGCCTCATCGTTGCGAACTGCATTTAATACAATAAGCGTTACGGGTACTTTATACAGTATTGCCACGGGAGTAGATTTAGGTTTTTCTAATTTGGTAGGACACAATAATGTAGGAAATTTTCCACATATTCCAGAGTCTATAAGTATTGAAGATCAAGCGGATGAGTCTCGTAGCATAAAATTGTCTTGCGATTTTATATCAAACATAGATATAATTAATGGCAATGGTTACATATTTGATCCTAATTTTTCTATAAACACAGACGAGATTAACTCGGAGACGACGGTCTCGATACAAGGAACGATAAAGGGGATTGGGCCGAAAAACTATAGATACGATGTAATAACTGGAGTTCATGGGAGCTTCTCGTCTATTGGCGGGGAATACTATAAAATGTGTAAAGAGTTTTATACTGGAGTATACGGAGCAAGCGCGTGGCAGCTTAACCCATACCCAGGATCAGCGTCTGTTAAAGAAAATAAATTTAAAGGAACCGTGGAAATCTCTTATTCGTTCAATAATAAAGACATCCCAGTAGATGCCGGTGGTGTGCCCACGGTAAGCTCGGCGGGCTTTACAATGAACGTGCATCCCTCACTGAAGAAATACGCTGCCAAGCCATCAATAAATGAAGTGGGGCTTTATTCCATTTATGACCTAGGCGTAAAAACTAGGGAGAATTTAGATATAAATACAAACATCTCTCATTTAGACTGGATTGACACCGATATTGTCGCAGACCTTACCTTGGACCATGGTATACATGATCACTTTTTTTCTGGATACGCAAACGGTCCGGTTGATAACCGTGGAGTCACCGTTTTAGACTCGATCAAACTGAACGAGTCAACGAGCGTTGAGGGTCCCCCAGCCAACTCCACGTCAATGAATACAAAGGTTACTCAAAAACTCCAGAACCAAATCGGGACGCCATTTAATGAATAAGACTTTATTATATAATTATTTGCCCACCTTGAGCGTGCCTAGTGGCGAGCTTGACGTTTTTTATTCATTTACTAGCGGGTCTGGAAACGTTGTGTTTAATGAAATTCATGATAACTCTGATCACTTTCTAGGTAACGACGTGACAAAAATCAAAGGCTCCGTGTACGCTGGGGTTTCTAACGGCGACGGAAACGCTTCCTCTGGCAGCTCCAAAGGCACGGGTAATTTCGCGGGTAATGACGGCGTTCAGATCGCTCCTTATTACGATAAAGAAAATTGGACATTGTTTTTAAATTTTTCTGGAGCAAGCGTACCTACTGGCGATAAGGGTATAGTTCTAGTAGACTCGGCAAAAAATACTTACGTATCAGCATTGACGGACTCAGCCGACAATACATTTTTACAAGTTAGTCAATCCGCCGAAACTTCAACTGGTGGTGGGGGTGCGACATCAAAGTTGAGATCGGTTTATTTTTATACAGGAGACACGAGCTCTACCCCAACTTATTCGGGAGGTGCTTGGCCGTATGTGTATGTGCAGGGAACGTTGTCGTCGGACGACACTGTGTCCGCGACGCTTTCTACTACTGGGTATGATGGCAAACGTTTATTGTTGGTTAATGGCAAGCCCACTTACCAATTTGGAACCGACGTTAATCCAACTACGGCAGCGGGCATTGGGGTTGGTGGCATGTGGTCTGGGTTTAAATCAGACGGACTGCAACAGACGGCTAGCATAAGTGGCATCGCTACCCCGTCCCCAACCGCGTGCAAAGGGTTTACCTTCGCGGTGAACGCTTCAAATAGGCTGTTCTTTCAGTATGACAGCTCAAGTGGGGAGACGAAAACTTTTAGTAGTATCAACGAGCTGGGTAACAAAAATATAATCTCATTAACTAAGTCTGACGATTCCGTAACTATAATGAAGCACGACTTCGTTGACTCAAAAAGTAGTTATGAGAATTTCAATTTTACTTCTGACTTTAATAATTCGTTGTTCTGGAATATCGGCAGAATTAACGAGAACGACGTCGCTTCCGATAAGTTTGATCAGTATACGGGGATTATGGAAGACCTCGTCCTGTTTTCTGGAGCCTTGCCCTCTGGGAAAAGTAAGTCTTTTTCAGAATGCTTCTTCCTTAGTGATTTTTCTGGAAAAAGGATAGAAGCCGTTACTAAGAGTAAAAACCAAGTGACTGGGATTTCAATTAATTACTCTGGGATAACTGGAGCGGGAATAACCGGCTATCAATCTGTTCTACATTCTGTAATTGGCGGTATAGAAATATATACACAAAGCGGTATAACTGGCCAGCTTTCGTCGGGCATCCAGAAAACTATTTTAACTGGAACTGGAATTTCTTATACCGAAAATGTTTTTACTGGAGAATTTAGATCATATAATAATTCGTACGCTAGCCTTTACTCCAATACCGACTTGGCTTTCTTAAAGAGCCCTGATTCAAGTGAGAGCGAACCCAATACGTGGCAAAATATTTTTGAGGTAAACTCTCAACTCTACAGGAATACGGGAGTCGGTTTGATAGCTAACTTTAATACGGACCGTAGTGGATTCAAATTGGATAGCTCCTATGTAGCTAGTAACAAAATCAATGTATTCAGGAACGGCTACGCTCAATATTCGGGAGCCGACTACAGCGTCCTGTCTGGACATTTGATTTTCGATGGGACCGCGAGCTCTTCAGACTCTGTTGTTTATGATTATACGTCGGGAGACCAGTTATTGTCAGGCTACGACGATCCAGTGACGGGGAATGGTACAGTTTCTATAGGTAGCGAAGACTATTTTCATAAAGACATTTTTTTAAATGGAAAAAAACTAATAGAGGGGTTGAATTATTTACGTGATTGGGGAGGACAAACTACTACGATATTAAAATCTACCTTTACTGAAACGGGCCATCTCTTATTTTCTCCAAGAGTAAATGGAAGTACTCCAACGGGCGCGTATTATTTTAATACGAAAACAGGTACTGCCACGAATCATGTGTCCGCCAACTTCAACATCGTGTCTGAGCAAGTTTGGCTGAACGGACTAAGGCAAGCAAAAGATAGCGATTATATACTAGTTTCTAAAATGGGCAACTTAACTAATGTTAATTTCGTTTCTGGATTTAGTGAGACTATTTATAAAAACGAAGGAACATTCTTCAATGTTTGACGCTAAGTGTATATTTAATGGGAAAAGGAAAAAATGGCAATTAAAAGCATAGAAACGATAAGCGTTGACGACGGGCCAGTCGGAGAAATCTTTGGCTGTAAAATTTTTAACCTAAGCCTAAACATAGGGTACGATAAGGACCCGACCACTTTATCTTTAAATATAGTGAGGGAGGACGGCGTTTACCCTGACGTAGATCAATATTTGTCCTATTTAAACCCTTATAAGGTAAGCATAGATAGTATTTCAATTTATTTATATTTGGTAAAATCATCTTCCAGAACCTCTGCCGAATCAAAGACTTTAACTTTGGATTTTGTGGATGGTTCTCATATCTTAGATAGGGTTTTTGTGGGGATGATTAATAAGCATACTACTTCGGGGAAGCATATGAGGACGGAAGACAGACACTTTTCTGTGCCGGTATGTTGCCCGAATTGCCATGGGGACCCATACGCTGACCTAAGTACCACGATGAGGAACATGACAGCTACGAGGCAAGTTAGCTATTCTAACGGGACTCCAATCGGAAATAATGTTGATGGTGGATTTGTTTTCGTTGGAGTTGAGGGTTATGCAGAAACGGACTGCGACATAGGACAGGTTAATTACTCTCTTAACGATTTGGTTATTGCGTGCTCGAACATCGGGATAGAATTAGCGTTCCCGCAGCCAAGAGCTTATAACTCCTTCATAAGAAGCCATACAGGATCGCTAAGAAGTGTCCTTAGAAGTTGGTGCGCGGAAGTCAACTACACCTTTGGCTGGAACTGGTCCGAACAAGTCGGAAAAGTTGATTTCATAAATTTACAAGGAGCGACCTCCGTGCTTCCAAGCAAAATAACAGAAATTAAAAATATTGTAGACAACATGAACACGTCTGATCAGCCCATCGTATTAGACGTTCAAGAATCGACCTCAATTAAAGAGACCTCTAAGAACTACAACGTTACTTTTTATCAAGCTTCAAAATTGCAAGCTAACCAAGATAGGTCAATTAACTACCTACAGCATTTCGCTGCTCTATATTTAGACGACGTAGTACACGCTCAAGAACTACAGAAGTCATACACGAAGAAGGACGACGGTGGATTCATTCATAATCGTTATGATTATGCAGAATTTTTCACGTCAATGGCGTTAGCCTCAGTAAGCCAAAGCGCAGCAGATATTTACAACGCTACGCAGGGGTATTTAGGGTACTTTGGGTATTCGATGTGGGCTCAGGTAGACAACAAACCTTTCGAGTACATCGAGCCTGGCGGGAAAACGCATATAGTCAGAGACATGAAGCGGACTCTTATTAGCGCTGCTTCAGCCGGTACAAACGGAATCAGAGACCAGACCGAAAGATACTATAGAGCGCTTTTCAGGGTAGAGGCGACTACGGCGGTCTCTTGGTCCGGTGGAGCAATAGAGCCATGGATGTTCGACATTTACCTAGGCGTCAAACCAAATGATAATGCAAACAGTCCTGCTTCAAAAGGGTATGAAAGAGATATTGCAAGCTCGTTTGCTGGGAAGTATTTTTGGAGCCAAGCCCGTCCTAAAAAATACAGGACTTGTACGAAAAGTATTACTTATGACGTTGGTTTTGAATATTCTCCATCCGTAACCGACGTCTTTTCTCCAGTTGTTCGGGCGGACGCTGAAAATACAACGTCGGTAAATAAAAACGCTCCTTGGTTTAGACATATAGGGCCAAGATATGGTATGCAAAGTTTTCTGTGGCCACAACAGTCTATTGTGGATTATTTTGGCAACCCGACGAGATCGGTTTGGACCAATACGCCTATTAAAGTAATAGAAAGAGAAGCGAAGTTTGGGAACGTCGTGCAATATGATGTATATAATACATTGGATTCGACAGTAGTTAGGAAAGGGTCACCAATGTCCGAGCTATGTATTGATACATGTGGCATTGATATTTTTAATCAGTTTAAACCAATGGTTTCTAAATGGAAGCATGGTCAACCAGGCATATCCGCGCGCGGTGGACTCTCCTCCACGACGTCTTTGAATGCTCTTGAGTCCTATTTGGACAAGAAAACTCGCTCCCTGAATACTGCATGTAACCCAGACGGCGAGGCGTTTAAGGGGCAAGATGTAGAGCTCTTCGTTGTGCCTCATCCGCATCTTGTAAAAAAATTCATGCATGTGGTCCCCGTAGAAGATGTCTATGGAAATCTTAACGTAATGACCAACCCAGAGGAAGAAACCTATGTCCAAAACATAAAACAAGACCAAGAAGGGTGTACAAAAATATGTGATGATCAAAAAAATTATATAAAAGATGAAATTTGCGACTGTGACCAAGAAATTTTTTCTGGCCCAGGTGACTTGAGTGCTCAAACAATTGATTTTCAAAACCAATTACTCAGTCCGCAACCAAACGACGAACCTCACGCGCATGGTTTATATAATAATACTACCTTTGGGGCGACGCTTTCGTTTTTGAGGAATAACCCTTGGCGGAAAGATGTCGCGCATGGTACGCAGCCCTTCGATACCCATTTAAATATAGCTCTTCCAACGGCTTCGTTTCGCGTTGACGTAGGTAAATACCTACCGGAAGCGGTCAACTCTCGACAAGTTCCAACGGACGGTTCATTCAACGCCTCACAATGGATTAGGTCGAACTTTAAGGAAAAAATAGCTATCTCTTATACTCTTCCAAAGGATACCTCAGTAAAGAACACATTTAACTCTTCCTTACCAGGAAACGTTGCCAAAATAAGGGTTAATGAAAAAAATGTAACCTCAGACCTAAGGCGAATTGACGGTAACTGCGCTGACGCAGCCTCCGTTATCAACATGTATGTCCCTTCGGTTGGCTTCGTAGACCTTGACACTTATCATAATTTATATTCTGCTTTAGCTAATACTGGGTCTGAATACCCAAGGAAAACCCTAAGCGTTACCTTGGATGGGATGAAATTGGGCCCACTAGCTGATTACGCCCAAAATGTTAATGGTTTAAATTCTTGGCAAATTTCTATGGATACTCAGGGATACAAGACCTCTATAGCTTGGCAAAATAAACCCGCAACATATCCATCTGAAGAACTTAGCATGATATCATTAAAGCCAGAGATGGTATTCTCTAACAATTTTTAAAAAATGGGATTTTATCACACATCACCGTCCGCAGGAACTCCTCACATTACGGGGAGTATTTTCAGACGTATCGAAGAGCGTGATCAGATTTCGTTCGATTCGACGATAGCTTGTAGCAATGTTACGGGCTCTGGCGTTTTTGGATTTTCTGGTCAGGGAAGTATCTACAAGTTTAGTTTCGAGTCTGGGAGAGTTATCGATCCAGACAATAACTTTGTTTTCTCTTACTCTCCAAAGGAAGACATAAAAATATCAGGAAACTTAAACGCCACCGAGCATTCATATTATATAAACGAGAAGCCGTTTCAACTTCAAGGAACCAAAAGCTCTTTTAATGTCCAAAGGTTTTTTGCTGACGTGGATAACATGGTACTCTCGCTAGACCTAGAGGTCTCTTCTGACGGCCTTGGAGACCTGACGGTCGCTTTCGACTCGTCTATAGATAATGCTAAGATAGTCAATGCGACAGTGACTAATGTAGGATCGGGGTCTTCTTTTGATGTTTTTTCTGGTTATTTTCACAACCCATTCGAGAGACGGTTAAAGATTTTAGATTTTCCGAGTGGAGTTACGGATTCTTCCAAGTTCAGAGTCTCTGGCAGTGGCTTCTTTCCCATAGATTTCTCCCCTGCGATAACTTTGTATACCAGTTTCGGAGAAAAGACTATTTCTGGGGTTGCTGTGGACAGGGGCGAAGGGGCGGAGAATATTTATGCTCAATCAAGCTTCGCAAACCTAGATTCATTTTCCGATTCTGGTGGTGAAGTTGGAATTGTTAAGACAGGCTATGTCCCTGTTGACTATTATGTTCCCAGCTACGTTGCTCCCTCTGGAGAATTTAATGTTAGTTTAAGTTATTATGGTGGGTTCGTGGGTGAAATTCAGAAAGCCGTAACAGGAGTAAGTATATATAATCCTGGGTCGGGGTACATGCACTCACCTAGGCTAACTATTACAGGCGATGGGACAGGTGCTGCCGTATCGCTTTATAATAGTAAGGCAGGACGCATAACCGGAATTAAGTTAGAGAATTGCGGAAGCGGGTACAGTTATGTAGATTCGATTTACTACCAGAACATAACAGACTTTGTTATTGTCTCGTCTGGTAACGGATATATGTCTTCGCCGGAAATCTGCGTTACGGGCCTATTTGGGGATAATTTTACTGGGGTAAAAAGCGACGATAATGTTTTCGCTAAAACAGTCGGAGATAAGGTCTCAGCTATTGACTTGTATAAAGGCTATACTCCGACAGGCTATACCTCTGAGCCAATCGTACAAGTTAAAAACTGTGTCAGTGGTGTTCGAGTTCTTTTTGGCGGGTACGATTACGATGTTTCTAGCCCACCAGTAATCGGTTTTTATGGAGGTGGCGGGAGTCAGGCTACTGGAGTCCCGCTGTTTGGGAGTACCGTAACTGGAGTAACGATGCGTTATATGGGGAGTGGATATCCCACTCCTCCTGACATCTATTTCGTTGGGGATAGGGCTGCTATTAGTGGGAGCATGCTTCATCCTAATCCAAGATGCAGGGCCCTTATTAATAGCACTGGGAATATTACGGGGACGGAATTCAGCAAAGAGGGTCGGGGGTGGTTTAGTCAACCCGAAGTAGTTTTCAAGTCGTCAGGATTAAACGTAATGGGGGCTAGTGCAGTAGCTTTGATGGGTAGGCCTCACATAACTGGGGTAAAAATGCTTTCTTATGGCCATGGTTATGATTCGAAAGCTGGCGTTTCTGTGGGTAATGGTGGAGCCAGATTAAGCACTGTAATGTCTACTGGGGCTAGCGCGGTAGCTATTTTGTCTAGCGGTTTGAGCATACGCATGCTTACCGGAAATTTTCAAAAGTCTTTCACTGGAATATGGGATTTATCTACGGGAGATTATTCTTGGAAGTATTTATCTTCAGGACTTTTTGATGGCTTTAGGCATTATAACCCAACTGGAGTCATCGTTTCTACTGGATTAAGTGTATTCCCTATTGCGGTATCTCATTCCTCGCTTTTCGACAATTTGGAGTCGGTGGCGGTGTTGAATATTAGCGGGAGTGGAGCTACGCCCTTAAGCGTATATATAACCGGAAAAAGGTAATGTCGATTGGTGGACAACAACTAAATTACACAGCTATCGACGATCACCGCGCCGATGACCTCGGCGATGGTTCCCACATCGTAAGTGCTATCATTGTAGCGAACGAAAACGGTTACGGCGAAGGCTTAGTTGAGCCTTGGTACGAGCATACTAATTGGGTCAATAATAATGGTTTCTGGACCCAATCCGACAAAAAAAATCAAGCGTTTTTTAATGATTCTGGTCTTGATAGAGACCTCGTAGGGTTTTGGGCATATTACAATTGGGAGCAAATAATTGGTACAATTACCCAGTACTATAATGATGGGTTAGACTTTCGCAATTTAGGTGGGAAAACCGTGGTTCCGGCTTGGACGGGTGCGAGTTTATTCGGAAATATCAAGGCTTTCTTTGCTAATTTTCTTGTTTGTAGAATAATTCACTCTAGCGAGGTTATTTTAGTTAGGAGGCCGTTGGCAGCAATTCCTAGAGATGGACAAGGGATGCCTACCGATACAGAAGATTTTGTGATTTTCAGTGACGTCTACATGAAGAACGTTACCGTCACAAAACTAAAACCAAAGCAAATCCTTAAACAGCCCTACTCTAAAGGTGAAGAAATTCTTATTCAAAAGACCGTACCTTGGCAGTTTGGCACTCAACATCTTCCTTATGAAATAAACCCTATTACTCAAGAGTGGTACACAGACAAAAAAGCGACGAGCAACTCGGCTCTAGCTTATTTACCTGAGCAATTCATTACTAGATGGCTAGAGAACATGCCTCTTAACTACAGAGACGGAAGCGGTACGATAGTTAATCTTCTATCACAAAGTTCGATGTATCCAAATTTAAATGGTAATCTTGTTGACGGAAACCACCCAGATATAGTGAAGCATACTGTTTCAACGGATTGGATGCAAGAAGAGGGTAGGGAAATGGAACCTGTGAAAGAGGAGAAGTCTGATTCGACCACTACTGCTCCCCCAACTACCGCTCCCCCAACTACTACTACCACTACGGGTGCTCCAGTCCTGTGTGAGGGTTGCGTTGTGTGTTGGGAAAAAAATCGACCATGCTCGCCCAACTTCTCCAGTGATGGCCCGAATGGTCCTAGACTAGGTGAAGCTAGAATTACTTGGATAGAAGATTTTGACCCCAATGGGAATTGCGCGCTCAATGGCGCGAAAGCTCTTGAAGCATTTGACAATTATGGAGATAAGATTTGCGATTTAAAATATGGCCACAGTATTGTCGACCCTACTGGCCAAACAGATTTGCCTTCGAGTTGCTCATCGGATTTCCAAGGGTCAAAAATGGCTTGGAACGACCCTCGACTGACTAGGAGCAACAATCCCAATGCTATTCGGAATTATACCAATAGTAATAATCTTGAAGGGTGCTCGGGTGAGCATGGAAATGTTTATTATGACGCTCAAGGCCCTTACGGGAAAGGATTATGTCCGACTACCACCTCGGCTCCTACTACTACTGTCACTTGTTGCCCCCTATACCAATGGCAGCATTCCTGTAGTCCAGATGGTACAGATTATGCGCTCGGAGATACGGTTTGGACGAAGGCCTTCGGTGATCCGTTGTACGCTCGTACAGAATGCTGGGTAGTAATAGACGAAGAATTAGTAAATAATAATCCCTTTGGCAACCCAGTAGGTTATTGTTATGCTCCTCCAGCGGTAGGTCAGGGTTGGGAGCAATGTAATTGTTGCCCGATAACGACCACTACCTCGATTCCTACTACTACTACTCCCCCGACTACTACTACTCCCCCGACTCCTACTACTACTTGCGATCCATCCGATCCAGCGTGCACGACTACAACTGCTGGCCCGACGACTACTACGACTGCTGGCCCGACGACTACTACGACTGCTGGCTCGACGACTACGACAACAGGGAACCCAAATATTTATGAATGCAATGGATGGTGTAAACCTGATGGTAACGGAGGTTTTATCGAAGGTGGCGTACCATTCGGGCAAGAGGGGGAATTTGTAGCGCACTACTTCCGCCAAAATAAGCCAAATTTAACAGTCTACAGTAACAACGATGAAGCTAACAAAGCTGGCATTTTTGCAATGGACATTTCCGCAATAGGAGCTGCGGACGCGAATGTTTATAATGGATGTTGCACGTCATGGTTCGATGTCACCGAATATACTCAGGACCCCGCCACCGCCTATGTAGCAGAACAATACGAAGGCTGCGGGTCTTGCTTTGCTGGAACCAGCACAACGGGAACGACCTCTTATCCGTATTCACTTTGGAACGGTACGAGATGTGATGGTAGCGGGACTATTACATTCCAAGGTGGGACCTTCGGTTATCCTCCCAATGTAAATGACCCTAACACCCCAACGCTGATTTGGAAAATTTGCAACGATGGTCGGTATGGCGAGCCCAAGGACTGTCTTTGTATTTTTGATCCGGTGGTGCTTGACGAGTTAGGAAATCCAGCTTGGATCAAGAAACAAGTTTTAGTGGGTAGTGGCTCAGGGGATTGTAATAGGTGCGACCCAGCGACTACCACCACTTTCACGACGATAACTACCGGAACTACCGGAACTACCGAAGCGCCAGGAACTACCACCACTTGTAATCCATACGCAAGAATGTGCATAGAGGTAAAAGACGGAACGTGCAGTGAGGGGGACGGTGGTGACGATCTTGCGAACACTTTTGAAGGTATATATGAACCATACAAGTGGGACGTCCCAGGCTGTAACGGAAAAACCGGCTATTTCTTCGTATGGAAGAAAGCGGGAGGTGACGTAACTAAGCCTCGGTACGTATATGGTGATGGAGATGGCAACTGGTACATAAGTTCAAACCCTGCCACGTTTGCAAACACTGCGGTTGCGATTCACGCTGGAGACACTACAAATCCCGCTACCGTTACTGGGGAGTATTTTGCCATTGGGCCCTCGGCGGAAATTCCCGTGCGCGAGGGCGATGTACCAGCGGGTGTTCCATATGACAATCAGGGATGTACCTTCATCGTTGATAACGCTAACTGTCCTGCGACTACCACGTCTACTACACGGTCACCAGAGTTTGAATGCTCTAAATGCATCATCGTGTCAAACCACCAAGACGGTCCAGAATATGATGGGGTGTATGTGAGCTCCGAAGGGCGAACGCACAATGATGCACTCGTTTGGGTAAAAAATCTTGGTGAAGGATTTGGGGAGGAAGGCGAAGGGCTCCAACTGACAGTCAAAAACTTTTGGATTTATCGCCAGTCTGGCGGAGTGAATGACGGAAAATGGGTTATATCAGGTGGCGACTATGCAGACGCAGATAACCGATTCAATGGCCTCAACCAAGACGGATCATATTCTTTTGTGAGCATAACCTCAGAGGATTGTCCGTACGACGCAACTTGGGGGGGTGACGTTAAGGTAACTGAGGGGCAATTAACCGACGGCAAGTGCGAAAGAGATCCCTCTACTAACAAGTATCAAGGTTGGGTTTGCGAAGATCGTGGAGTTTTCCTCGAATTCGGACCTGGTATTTTTACTAGAGATGAGTTACTTCACCCAGACGCGGTGTTTAGATTGAAGTGTTTTGGCCCCAACGCTCACCAAGACGGTATCTGCATAGAAAACATAATAGAAGTTGATGATAATGGTTACGAGCCCGACTGCTACGCGGACGTCTCTCTTGATTCCTGTGGCGAGTGTCGCGATGAGGTGTATGTATGGACGGCGAAATCGTGCTGCGATGATACTCTCATATATTTTACCAACCGAGAATATGACGCGTCAAATTATAACGCTGATGGAAGTATTAAAGATTTATGGGCCCCGACGAAGGCTGGCGGTAATGCGTTCAATAGTTGGGAAAGAAAGGGTCTCAGTCAGATCGACGGTGAGGAGTATTGGGGCGTAAACATCCTTGTTTCCGACGAAGATAAATGTTACGATGAAATTGTAGGTCAGGGGTTGAAGAAACCAAATGTCGCAGCCAACCAAACAGAATTTAATAACAAGACTTGGAGACCCAATAGGTTAAGTAGGTGCGAGGCTTACTGGGTAGAAACCGCTCAAGGCCTCGAGGCTCGCACTATTTCTTACAAATTTTGTGATGGCATACCTGAAGAAGTGGTTGACTACCTATTACTGTCATCTTGTTGCGGGCAGGGCAGCGATCACTCTGATGATTATGGGTGGCAGGAGACCACGGGTGCGTCTTGCGATCCCACTACTACTACCTCGATTCCTACCACTACTTGCAATCCATCCGATCCAGCGTGTACGACCACAACTGCCGGTCCGACGACTACTACAACTGCCGGTCCGACGACTACTACAACTGCTGGCCCGAAGAACTGTTTGAACTGTATTCAATTAACTGGCGACGCCTCCTCCAGCATGAACGGGAAATATCTGGCAAACCCCGAAGTAACCAACGGCAAGCTTAGTTATACTCGTAAAACAGCACCGTTTCATTATATCTGGTGGTCCAATGGTCAGTGGGAAGTTGTGAATGGCGACACTCACGTAACTGAATATATTTCAGAGGGCTCGCCTACCGACTGCGCGTATGAGGCTTCATTCCGAAAGAACACCGACATTGCCTTCAATGGTCATTGGGCGCGTTTATCTTTGGAGCCTTGTGGAGACGCGGGGACAACCACTACTACCAATGCTCCTGAATATGCTTGCGTTTGGTGTAATAAAGTAACTGGAGAAGCAAAAGAACATATTTATACAGATAAGAACGAGTGTCTTTCCGGTTGTGCACAGGAAGGAAATTGGGTTCCCCAAACACCGATATGTGGGAGGACGTCAACTCTAGACGGAATTCCAATCTCGTATGACGTTCTATGTCCTCAACCAACCACGACAACTACAGCTACTCCTCCTATCTGTTATAGTTGCTACGCGTTCTTTGATAACGCTCTCTTTGTCAATGTGGGTTACCACAGCAGTAACGATAATTTTAGGTTACAGTGTGGATTGTATGGCGGGGTAGGTTCTTTGGCATGGGCAGCGCAAGAATTGAAGAACGAGTGCTTTCCAAATGCACTCCCTGGTGATTACCAGTTTGCGGAAGTCGAAGTTCCTTCGGGCCGTGTTGACGACGCGATTATAGCATGTGAACGTTGGTGGGATGATAATAAGGACTGTGCCCAACTCTGGGGCGCGGGAGTTGACGCTGAGTACGAAGAGCCGACGATTCGGTCGCATAGAGGGTTGTTCCGCACCTACCCTTGCCGAAAATTTGATGTCATCGCAAGCCCAATGGATTGCAGTCAAGTGCCGACAACAACGACTACTACCCCGACTCCTACTACTACCCCGACTCCTACTACTACTTGTAATCCATCCGATCCAGCGTGCACGACTACAACTGCTAGCCCGACGACTACTACAACAGCGGAACCGTGCTCCCTGACGGAGGGATGCGAGGTGGGCTTCGGTACTAATGTCACTTGGACGGAATGGGACTCATCGGCCACGAATTGGAGGGACTCCACGCCCGCGTTGAGCAACGTATGGACGATCTGCGATGGCGTATATAAATGCGCGTGGTGCGTTGACGCTGCTAAGGCAAATGATGGCAGTGGGAAAGGCCCATGCGAAAATTGGGGTTGGTCACAATGTTTTCAACCTACCGACCACGCGAACGGATGTTGCTCACAAGGGACAACGACGACATCGGGGCCAACGACGACTACGACACCGGCCCCAACGACAACGACGGCTAATCCTTGCACGTCACCTATCTCAAATTGGACCGCAATTGATTATTGGGCGGGTGATCGGGTTTGCAAAACTACTTGCGATCCATCCGTGGAAGGAAGTTTGGCTTACAAGTGTACTCAATCCGTCCTCGCCTCGAGTCCGTCAGCGGACCCCTGCTACGCAATCGATAATGGTACTGGTGTTTGGGCACGCGATGCTGAATTTGATTCATGTTGTGCTTCTCTAGGTACTACGACGACAACCGCGTCGCCAACAACAACAACGACAACTTCGGGGCCCGCTACGACGACTACAACTCAAAGCCCGAGCTCGTGTCCAGAATCCCTGAGAGCCTACAACTTCTCATCACCAAATACTTGGATAAATGGTCTATGGGAAAGTGATTTTGGCGGTAGCTACAATAGCAAGCCGACTTGGTCCAAGGGTACTTACAAGTTATTTTTCGACAGTGTCTCCAATAAATGGTGCGTCGCTACCTCGCTTGGCGGAACTTGTATTTGCTCGATGACCGACACATCCACCGATTGTCCGGTTGGGGGTTGGGGTTGCAGTGGCACGTTCGGCGTCCCCTACTACTCTGGTATGGTGTGTGGCGGGAGCGTCAGCGACGTCGTTTTTGAATTGTCGCTCGGAGTCTCTATGTTCTCATTTGATACTGGAACAGAGCTGTGGGGTACGGAAAACGATTACTTCATTGTCCAAGAGTCGGGTGATTCAACGGCTGAATTATGCGTAAAGGGTCCATTTACGGAAATCTTCGATACTGCGCCTGAACACGTCGCGAGCTCGCCGACCTCCATGGGAGAGTTTTACGACGGCGATGTATGCGAAGACGAAGTAAAATGCTCAGAAATCTAAGAAAAGTTTTGTGTAGACCTTCCTGAATTTTTGTGATATTCTTTAGTAAGAAATATGAGTACTAAACTTACTATAGGAATGGCCACCTATGATGATTTCCATGGAGTCTACTTCTCCATACAGGCTATTAGGATGTATCATAAGGAAGTACTGTCAGACATTGAATTTATAGTCGTAGACAATAATCCTAATGGAAGTCATGGAGAGGAGATAAGACGTTTCTTAGCACACGTTCCCAACTCCAAATATTTATCTTTTGATAAATTCCAGAGCACCGCTATAAGAAATTTTATTTTTGCAGAAGCCTCATCTCCATATGTCCTTTCTATGGATTGTCATGTTTTCTTCGAGACGGGAGTCCTTAAAAAGTTAATAGAATATTATACAAAAAATCCGAATACAAAAAACTTATTGCAAGGACCTCTAGTGTACGATGACTTAAAAAGTATATCTACCCATTTTGATCCCATCTGGAGAGAAGAGATGTATGGGGTTTGGGCTACCGATAAAAGAGGCGAGAATCCAGAAGCGGAAGCATTTGAGATTCCCTCTCAAGGCTTAGGCGTTTTTACTTGCAAGAAAGATTCTTGGCTTGGCTTCAATCCTGCGTTTAGAGGATTTGGGGGAGAAGAAGGGTACATTCATGAAAAATATAGACTTAACGGGCGTAAAGCGTTATGCTTACCCTTCTTAAGATGGATGCACCGATTCGGTCGGCCAGATGGAGTCAAGTATCCTTTGACGATAGAAAACAAAGTAAGAAACTATTTTATTGCTTGGCTAGAGTTGTACCAAGTATCAAAAGATGGCTCGTTCTTAAAAACAATTGTAGAGCACTTCGAAGGAAGAATGTCCAAAACCGTTCTTGAACAATTATTCTCAGAAGCTAGTAGGGCAATTGGATTAAACGATGTATTTTTATTTAAGCCCAAAAATCCGTCTTTCATCATTGAGGAGGAGTCTTCGGAAGAGCAATCGGAAACGGTAAAACGAGTCAAGGTTGAAGCTTAGTTCATCGCCTTTATTCTGGCGATTAAATTAAATACTTTTGGTTTCGGAACATCTTGAATAGACTCAAAATCTTCTGCGTTTTTATACTCCTCCTTAATTAGCACGTCTTTAATTTTCTCAAAGGGTACTCCTTTTTCTTCCATAACCTTGCCTAAAAGGTAGTGCGGGTCGCTTTGATTTGCGCCCTCGTCCCTAGAGGCAGATTTAGCCCTAGACTTTTTAGTCGCCGAGCCAACGTTTGCGCCTAACTCTTCTTGGGAGACTATGTTGATGCGAAGAAAATTCCTTACGCAACGAACGAAGGCTCTGTTTTCGGCGATGGGGCCAAGATAGAATTGAGCAAAATCATTTGTGTTGGATGGAGAGGCGTCTCCTATAGCCGAGAACGTGACTCTTCTGCCTTCCGTTTCGTAATTCGAAATCCATGAGATACTACATGTAGCGACGACATAATCTGGAGATGGGCTAGTTACGGTGTAGTCTACTTCTGTGTAGCCTCTGATTTGAGCGAGCTCCTTGATTCCTCCTAGTAAAATTATTAGCTCGTTATCTTTAAGTTTCGAGACGTCCGTCTCGTTGGTTTTATCTTTGTTCGGTACGAGCCATTTTTTTGAAATCATTGATCGCCAGTCGATGAGACCATTATCATCAAAGATGTAGTCAACTCTCGGCTGCGTTATTAGACCAGTGTCTTTATTTCTTATGATTTCGCTTAACTTTTTACCCATATGACTATGGTATTTTGTTTCTTTTTTTTAGTCAAGCTTTTTAAAGATGATAAAGTTTTCTAAACTGTTCCAGAACAGGGGGCTATCTTCAATGGGCAGAATCTCTCCTTTTGAGGTTATGGGAGTCCCTTTCGAATAAGAAAGCTCGCTTGGGTATATTCTAGAGTCTGATAGCGTGTATTTATTTGATTTAAAATAAACGTTTTCAATCCCGTAAGATAATATTTCTTCTCGCTCTTTCGCGTAGCTCTTCGCCTCATGTATAATGTCAATGTCGATATAGTCTATTTTCTTAGGGTCAAGTTTTTCCTTTGGCAGTCTTGAGAAAAGGTACAAGTTCAAGCCTAGCTCTTTAGCTTTTATGGCGAAGCTTGGGTCATTATCATCTTCGATAAGATAAACTATTTGAGCAACATTTTCTTTGAAAGTCTTTAGGATGTCTGCGCTAATTGGATTTTTTGTTATAATTATAACCCTTCCAAGAGATAGTTGCTCAACTAATTTTTTTTCGTCATGCAGGAGGTCCATTCTGAACATGATGTTCTCAGCCCCCATAGACTTTATGTTGACGGCTTGGTTTGGTAAGGTCTCCACGAACTCAACCCCGTCGAGAAATTTTTCTCCAACATAAATTGTTTCGAACGGCGGGCTGAAATCATATTTGCCGTTCAGTCCTAATAGTTCGAGAACAACTCTGCTGATCCTCTCTGGCTTTATCATCTCCTTTTCTTCAGAAACGATAACTCCAGAGCCTTTTTCGTTATCCCAATAAGGGAAATGGTAAGTTTCGTCTCTGGACGGAACTAGACAGCAGAATGGTATTCCGTAAATATTAGCTAATAGCCCAGAGGTTGAGTCGGAACAAAGGTGAGCAAGAGAGTTCTTTATTATGTACGCGGTTTGAGATATATTTGTTTTCCCTTGAAGGCTCAGTGTTGAATTGAGGGTTCCTTGGTTTGTCCCACCAACTTGTAGGATTTTTATATTTTCTTGTTCTAGAATGGGATAAATAAAGTTAATCACCTCTTGAAAGCATGAGAAGCCTAGGCGGGAATTTTCTTTTTCGATATCTATTGTTATATATCGTTCTGGGTCAATGGGCGTGAACGTCTCCCTAATAAATGGTTTAGATATCTTTAAACCCGTCTTCGTAGCTAGTTTTTCTATAAGGTGCATTTTACCAAGAGTGCCTTTCTTGAGACTGAAGTTCGAAAGAGATTTTGTCTTTGTTATTGTGAAGGCCGTTGTTGACCGACAAGTCGAATACCACGTCGAAGCTTTCTTTTTCAAGCTTTCTTATGTCGCTTGGCCCGCTAGATAACTGTGGTAAAACATCTACTACATAAGGATTAGAAATAAAAACTTCAGAAAAGCATTTGGGACAAGAAATAAAGATATCGTGTTCAGGGTACGTCGATTTCGCGCTCTTTAATAATCCGGTTAAAAGAAGACAGTCGGACATGGTCTGCGGACTAATGAACAAAATCCTTCGGGGGTTTTCTAAAGTATCGATAACGCTCTCTATACCTTCTTCTTCTAAAGTCTCCTTGAACGCTACCTCCCTGAAGTACTCTTCTACAAAGGCTGGCGCTAGGCCGTCTTTAAGTCTTTTCATCCAATGCTGTAATCCTTCGTCATTATTATCAACATTAATTTTTAAGATATTCGAATATAGAGATTTAACCCATACCAGCGCATTGCTGTTAAACTTTACGTTTGCCGTTGAGTCTCTTTTCTCTGGTTCGGGGTATTGATCACTGGGAATAACTTCGCATCCATCTATAAACTCCTCTATAAGCTTTCCTATTTTTTTAATAGAGTAGTTATCAAGTGTCCATTTACGAGCCCTTATTCCTTTTTCTTCTCTTTCTTTTTTGGGAGTTAAGTATACTTTCTCTAACTGTTTAAATATGGAGTTGTGGCATGTGTTCGCTTTTTTGAACTGTGTTCCTATTTCTCTATATTCATCCCAGTCTAAGGGGAGCGACTCCGCTTCGGGTTCGCACATTTCCACTCCACAGCTATAATTAGTAACTAAGGTAATTAACTCGGTCAGTTTAGCTTCTTGAATTGGTATCTCTTGACCGCCAGAGGTAAATGGATGACAGTAAACGTCCATAAGGTTGTAAATTTCATTCAAGGACTCTTCAGAGACCCCTTTATCTACAGCTACAGTCTTACACTTTCCCTTAGCCCCACAAACCGTGCAGTCTGAGGCATTCGCTTCGTAGTGCTTGACACTATAGTTTAAGCATCCTTCGCATACATGCGTCACCAAAACGCTTTTGGGGTCTAGCTTGTTTTCTTTTACTAAGGTCGGTATGTCCCAGCCTTCGTTATAAGAGGTGTGTAGGAGAAGCTTCGACTTCCTGTATTGTTCGTTAAATTTCTTAAATCCTTTTATTAGATTTGGTACAGATTTCCTTAGCTGATTTCTAAAAACAAACCCAATTATAAAATCTTCTTGATCGATGTTGTTTAAAGTACGGATTTCTTTCTTCCTTTTCTCTCCGATGTTAAAAAAGAACGTTTCGTCCAATGCTCCATGAACAGTTTTGACATTTTTGAGGCCCATTTTATGCATTTCCTTCTCGGCGAAGTTACTCCATACCCAAAAGTTTTGACATTTTTTTGCAGCCTCAATTGCGGAGGGTAATATTGGGAGCGAGTCTAACGTAGTCCATATAACTGAATTAATTTGATTAAACCATTTTTTTTGCAGAGCAAAATCTACGCCCCAGATATCTTGCGCTGTTATATATACATCTGGTCTTTCTTCGTTTATTACTTTGTCTAAGTTGTACGCGCCGTACGGAGTTATGTGCTTAAGCTTCGGGTCTTCGTCAATTTTTTTTAATTTATTTTTATCAGAAGGTATACATCCTACCGACTTCCAAGGTGTCCTTGATAAATGAGGATGGTTTTCTCCTATACCACAACAGTAATTTACTAAATCGTACTTTCCTGTTTTGTACAAATAAGAGAGCACGGTCTTAGCGTTTCTGCCAAAGCCAGTTTTGACTATAGAGAAGTCGGTTTGAAATAGGACCTTTTTTTTCTTCAATTTTCTTCCCTACTTTTGTCTTTGTCTTTGCTTCCAGATAGAAAGCTTTGTTTCACTATCGTTTCCAAATAGTTTACGAGCAATCTAGACTCTGGGAAAGTAAAGCCTATGATGTAGCTTTGCTTGTTAGTCGAGTCCTCTTTGTCTTCTTTTTGGACACCGAAAGAGAAGCCTACTTGTTTTCCTTCTTTTTGGTACGGACCGAACTTATACTTTACGATTTGATTACTGCCGTGATATCCATCGCAGCTAGAGTTTCTTAGGATCGAATCAATAATAGCGCATATTTCGGTTACGCTGAATTTTACTATGACTCTCTTCTGGGGGTCATCTTTGTTTTCAGAAAAAGAGCCGATTCTTGTTTTCGCGTTCCAACGATGTTGCTTGATCATACTGCACCAAAAAGTATTATCTTCTGAGTTTCTCCAAAAAGAACAGGCATGGCCTTTCGCACTAGGGTTAGGCTTGTAGAATTGTAGTTGGTTCATAGTTAATTTTATTATTTTTGTTATCTAAAGTCAACATTAGACAAGTATTCTTTGAGTGATTTACTAGGCGTCCACCCAAGAAGTCTTTTGGCCTTGGAGATGTCGGCTAGGCTAGCGTCAGATTCCCCAAGCCTTTCTGGCAGAAAGCAGACCTCTCCACCAATCCTTTGAGCAAGCTCTATAATTGAGTAGCTTTGACCAGTACCTATATTAAACACTTCTCCAAAGGCTGTCTCTGACAACGCGGGATTTGAGGCTACGATATTTGCCTGAACCACGTCGTCTACATGTGTAAAATCTCTAGTTTGGGAGCCGTTTCCTATTACGGTCATTGGTTCCCCATCCTTTCGTTGTCTCATGAAAAGGCCGATTACTGGCGCGTATTCGCCTTTTAAGGGCTGTCTATCTCCGTATACGTTAAAGTACCTAAAGGTGACTGTCTCGAGGCCGTAGAGCTCAAAATAGGCCCTACACAGGTCTTCTCCAGCGACTTTAGAAATAGAGTAAGGAGTCTTGCAGTCCCTAGGGTCGGTCTCTCTATACGGGGGCGTATTATTAGACCCATAAGCTGACGAAGTGGATGAATAGATTACCCTTTGTATCCCCGCTTCTCTTGAGGCTTGCAGGACGTTACAAGTACCAATAACGTTGGTTTGACAGGTTTTTCTAGGGTCTTTTATGGACGGCTGAATTCTCGCTTCTGCTGCTAAGTGGAAAACTACAGAAGAGCCCGCTTGCTTAAACGCTCCTAACAAGCTGTCATACTCGCAAATATCTAAATGGAGATTTGTGGCTTTTTTATTCCAATAAAATCTTTCATTATTCTCTGCTGAAGCGTTATCTATGCATGTGACCTCGTAGTCCTCTTCGAGAAGCTGATCAACCAAATTGCTACCTATGAAGCCAGCACCACCAGTTACTATTGCTTTTTTCATTTTTTTAACTGAGAAAGCTTTGTGTATATTTTTGTATTTTGGATGGATATGGAGTCGGCGAATACGGCTTCGTCCTTTTTAGTCCCTTTGATAACTACTATATCGTCTTCTTTTGGGTGACGCCCGTTAAGTTCTCTGGCTTTATCTATTTTATTTGTAAAAAGTAAGACTTTCATTGATCCGGTTTCGTCAGAGATTATTGTGTTAAGGTATTTGTTTCCGTTTCGGCTCGTTCCTTGTCTAACCTTTTCGTTTACGTATCCAATAAAGGAGACTTTATTGTTCATTGGCCTTTCTTCGACTTCACGAATAGTTGTCAGCCCTCTTAAAGTGTCCGAAAAACATTCCCTAAGGGATTTGTTATACGTATAACCAAGAAGACTTTTCTCATAGTACCAGTTCGCAAAAATTTCAGATTTTTTGTTTTGGTTATAGATTTCTTTATACTTATCAGCTCTTTTTTTGATGGTAGCGAGACGGCTTTCTTTTATAATAACTTTTCCTTTTTCGTCTAGAGTTTTCGTTAGCAGGGTGATTATTTTAACTAGGTCATAGCTATGTTCCTTCCCGTAATTTAAAACTATTAGCTTCTCTCTCGGCGTAAGAATATTCCAAACTTGAGCTTCGTAGACAACCTTTGTTCTGCTCTGTCTTAGGTCTCCCTCTAGGGCTCCAGCTTGGATAAGGGCGCAAAGCGTACCAATGTTCAAACCGCATTTACTTGCAGCCTCAAAAATCTTAAATTTGTCAGAGTACTCGCCCCTAAAGCTAATTAATTTATCAATAGATTTGTCAGAAATTCCTTTGATGGACAGTATCCCGAATCTAATATCGTTCCCTTCAATGCTAAAATCATTTTTTGATTTAATTAAATGCGGAGGAAGGAGCTTTATGTCGAAGAAGTCCATCTCTTTGTGAGTCTTCGAGATTTCGCGAATTGGGTTGGGTTCGTTAACTGACATTCTAAGTAGAGCTAGGTAAAACTCTTTCGGATGCTTAAACTTTAAATAAATCGTAGACGCAGCAAGAGCAGCATAGCAGCACGAATGACTCTTATTGAAAGAGTACGATGCGCTGTCTTCAAGAATTTTCCATAGCACGTCTCCTATTTCTGGGTCCAACTTCTGTTTTTTTATCTTGTCTTTAATTTTCTTTTTCCACTTTTTAACCTCTATTATTTTCTTCTTGCCTACGATTCGGCGTAGAATTTCAGCCTCGTCAAGGGTGAAGCCGATCTTGTTTGCCATTTTCATTAACTGCTCTTGGTATAAAGCTACGCCCCCTGTTGACGTCAAAATATCATCAAAGAACGGGTGAATAGGTTCATAGACTTCATTGTTTACAAAGTCAGAATACTGATCAACGAAAGCTAATGCACCTGGTCGAGCTAGTGCCAAAACCGCGCTTAGTTCATTGAGGTTTTTCGGCATCACCTTTTGGCATACTCTAAAATTAGTTTCAGCCTCAATTTGAAATAAGCCATGCGGTGATCTTAAGTTCTGTAGGTTTTGGTATATAGATGGGTCATTATAGTCTATGTCGTTGGGAGAGATTCCTATCTGCTTGCATACGTCATCCACAACGGAAACTGCGCGGAGGCCAAGAATATCCAACTTAACATTAAACATAGATACCCAGTTCATGTCGTACGATGAGACATAGCTATCCTTATCTTTGGACAATTCTGTTGGGCATGATTTGTCCATTTCGCCGTAAGAAATAGATATCGCAGAGGGATGCACTCCTTTGTTTTTAATTAAGCCTCTAAGCTTGAGGGCGATTTGATAAGATTCATAATTTTCGTTACACCAGTCTCTGAAGTCGTCAACTTCTTCGTAGGCTTCCTCCAAATCTTTTACTTGACCGTATAGTTTAGGTATCATGTTAGAGACCATATTCATATCGGAGTCAGAAACGCTCCCGACTATCTTGCCACACTCTTTCATGCAAAGCTTCCCGCTCAAAGTGTTGAAGGTTAATATTTTAGAAATCTTTCCTTCAAACTTCCCTTCTAAATACTTGATTACTTTGGGTCGATTGTGGTAACAAATATCTATGTCTACGTCACACATCAAGCTACCGTCCAAATAAGTGATTCCTTTGACCGTTTTTTTCTTTGCTCTGATTTTAGAGACGAACCTTTCGAAATAAAGATCATGCTCCACGGGGTCCATTTGGGTTACTCCCAGCAGGTATAGAACTATGCTCCCAGCAGCACTTCCTCTTCCAGGACCGATAGGAATATCTTCCTTTTCACAAAAGGTTACAACGTCCCAGACAAGCAAAACGTAATCTATGAACCCAAGTTCCTTTAATATGCTTAGCTCATGTTTGATTCTATTAACATATTTATCAAAGTCTTCTGAGTCTTTTTCTAGGTTCAATTTTTTAAAGCCCTTGTTACATAACAGTCGGAGAAAGTCGTAATTGTCTGCGTTCTCAGCCAGCTTAAACTGTTTCTTGTACTCTGAAGGGACATCGAATTTGGGTAACCGAACTCCGTGCAGTTCAAGGTCTATTTTTGAAAATTGTGACAGGAAATCTTTCATATATCTAATTCGATTTTAAGTTTGTCCCAAACTTTAATGTTTAACTCTAAGTCCACGAGGGCGTTATGGAGCTTGTCGTAATCGTGCTCTATACGGAATTCTCTTCCGAGAGCCTGAAGGTTCGTTCTTACTCCCTTGGCCCTCTTATTAGAAAGAGAATATTGGTACTCTGTAAAATTTAAATCGGGCGTGTATTTTTTGTTTAGCTTTAGGCCTTTCGCTAAGGAGTTCGTATCAATTACTTTGCTAACTAAGTGTTGGTAAGGCAAGTCGTAGGTTTTGTAATATTCTTTTATGAGATAGAGATCAAAGCCGAGAATGTTGTGCCCAACAATATAGTCGCAAGATTCAAGCCATTCGTACATGGCGTCAAAAACTTTACGCGGGTCTTCGCCTCTTTGATCTACGGCGTCTTGCGAGTATCTAGTTATGCGAGCAGCTTCTTCGCTAATTTTTAATTGCGTATTCCATTTTATCAAAAAATCTCTTTCGTCCTGCCTTTCATTTCCCTTCACTTTTATCATCGCTAACTGCCAAGGCAGGTTGTGGCAAAAATTCAAACACAAATTCAGCGTTTCAAAATCGATAAATACGAAAGTCTTATCGTACTGATATCTTATAAGCTTATTCATCTCTACAGCTCTCCCTCCATGACTCAAAGCAAAATTCGTTGCTCGACATATGTTCAAGATTTGGCTTATCGAGAGAGCTGCCAGTAGCGAAGGATCGAGAAGTTATACATCTGAAAGTTAGATAGCTTTTGAAGTCTTCCTTTTTGTTGTAGTAAATGCTTTTCGTCCTGATTATCTTTTCGGGTTTAGCGACGTTATTTATTGCGTCGTCAATTAGGTAGTTGAAAGGTAGGTCATTGTCTTCTTTAAAATAGTACGGACTGAAGAAAGACAGGTCGGGTACGCAGGATTTACCCCCTAGGGAGTTAAGATGTAGGTAAGAATCGTAATACGGAAAAGCTAATAAAATATTTTTTTCATCATAGTATTCTTTGAGTAAAGAATAATCAGTCCTTGGGGTATAGTAGAATCCTTCTCGACTAGCTTTGGAAAAGATTTTTATCAACGCTTCGTAGCCAGCCTTGTTCTTCACCATCAACACGATCTTTGAGGTTCTGTCTAGGGCGTCTTCGTTTTTTATTGATAGGTCTGGGCATACGCTAACTCTTAGCCCAAAAACTGGTTTAATTTTCTCTTTTTCGGCGTTAGAATAGGCTTGCAGAAAACTAGACATATTGTCTTCCACGAGAACCATCTCTTTTAAGTCGACTTCTTTACAGAGGGAGAGTATCGAGTCTGGGCCATTTTGAGCGGAATCCTCTGGGCTTTCAAGGGTAAGCGTTGACTTTCCGAGACTGTAGTGAGATTTAAAAAGCGCAATTGGATTCTGGTTTGAGGCGATTTCTCTCATCTGGCGATTATATTTTTTTTCTACTTCCGAGTCAACTCTTTTTAAAAATCAAAGGCGTCCCCTTTTGCGGATGAGGAGCAGGGGGGCGGAGACTCCTCCTCTTGAGCAGGAGCGATGTAGTCTCTGAACGCGGGACATCCTTCGTAATGTTTTTTTTCTATTTTCATTCCTTTTGTTTTTTTGAGGTCCTTCTTTTCCAAGGCGGTACTGATCACCTTATTGTTTTTCCCCACACAAGCGTAGTAATCGTATGGGAATTTATGCTCGCAATGCCACATCGGATTACCGTCTTTTTTCTTTTGACCTGGGAATTTCGCGAAGCCACAATTAAGTGGGCCAGTAAAGCCTTCGTTTCTCTTGGGGAATTTTTGGTGGGCTGCTAGGTTTGTTTTCGCTTGGACTGTGTCGAAATTGTTTACTAAACCATAGATGTGTTCAAGATAATACTCAAAGCCTTCCAACTCTTCATCGGATACTTCTATTTCGATAGAGGGATTATCTGGAAATTTTAAAAATTGAAACTCTACGGTTCTTTTCTTCAGTTTCGGCCAGATACTTTTTGACGCGAGCAAGTAGCATAAAGCCTGTATGTTGTATTCTATTTCTTTTTCGCAGAACTTTTCCTTACTAGTCTTGTAGTCTACAATTTTGAGCTTGGATTCTTTGGGGTACTCAATGGGCTTATCCATAAAACCGTATATTGTGTATTTCGGATTTTGATTTTCTACCAAGAACTCCTTTTCAGGTTCTTTAATTACTGCGTTTTTACCACCTAAAAAATTGCAATGTAGGCCTACTAGAATCATGTCGTTGCACATCTCTACGTTTTCCGTACTAAAGAACCCACTATCTTTTAGAGACTTTTCGACAAGTCTTTTTATTGACTTAATGCAGTAAGAATCGCTTTTTGTAATTATTTTTTTTATGTAGGTCTTTCGTCTTGGATTTAGCACCATCTCCAAGATTAGATGACACGCGGTCCCCCTTGCACTACCGTCATTCCCTTTCCTAGGTAGATGAAGGTGATAATTGCACCAATATTTCCAAGAACAAGATTGCAGAAGTTTAATCCTAGAGGCAGAGAGCCTTATGTTTTCGTTTTTTTTCATTTATTTAAAAGGTTTTCCAGAAACCCATAGGACTAAGGAGTTGCGTTTCCCTTTGGTAACCGGAGTAACCTTGTGTAAAAGGAACGACGGAAACAATAAACACGAGCCTTGCTTTTTGGAGGCATAGAAAGGCTTATCCCAAGTATAAATCTCTAAGTCTCCCCCTTCGTACTCTTCGGGACTTGTAAGCTGGACGACGATACTGACTTTTCTCTTTACCCCTGAGGGACCGTCAATATCCAAGTGACATCCGTAAAAATCTCCAGACGTATTCTCTTGGGCTTCATAGCTTGTATATTGACAATCTTCAAGGAGTCCGACTAAATCAAATTTCCAGTTTTTATTCGCCTCCTCCGCTAGGTTAAAAATTTTACTATAGATAAACTCCGTTGACTTGTCCTGCGGTATCCATGCGACCTTTCCTTTTCTAACCTTTGAGCTTCCACCGAAAGTGGTAGCTTTTCTACTTTCTATAGAGCTTCCTATTTTTTTAATCTTCTCGCATTCTTCGGGCGAGAATAGTTCGGAGGAGGAATAGAACGTAGTAAAGCTAACTTCCTCTTCTAAGTTATATAGATATTTCATTTTCGCGAGCCCATTCCTTTATTTGGGTAGAGTCCATTTCTCCAAAGTCGTTTTGTCCGTCCGGTAAGCAAATCTTAATTTTTTTTTTCGTTATCTTTTCAACGCGTTTTAGGGTTTTCATGGAGGCTTTATTTCCAGAAAAGTTATTGTGCGAATCATTGTTAAAGGATATAACTATACTTCTAATTCTCGAATTTATCAAGAAGCTAGTTATTTGTTGGTTTATAGATAACCCGAAACATACTACCGTGTTGTTTATGCCAGCCTGTCTAAGGGAAAGCATATCGCCGATGCTTTCTAAAAGAATTATTTCGGATTTTTTGAGGATATCCTTTTTGTTTAAAAACATTGGATATATCCAGTCTCCCTTTCTGCCGATGAGTTTCCATTTTATTGGAGACTTGCCGGTGACATCTCTCCCAGCGAAGCCAAGTATCGATTTTTTTTGAGAATCGAAGATGGGAAAAACGTATCGGTTGTACATTTTTCCCCTTTCTATGCCGTCGTCTATACCGCTACAAAATCCGTCTAGAGTCTCTCGGCGAACCCCTCTTTGCTCCCAGTATTCTGTGTTTTTATTTATTTTGTCTAGGTTTGACAAGCAGAAAAAAGGGATATCTATACCTGTTTGTTCGTAGCTAGTTTCTGATTCGGGATTTCTGCTTGAAGTCTCCCCCACTTCATACTTCTCATTTACAAGCCATTTTTTTGCCTTTTTATAGGGATAGTTAAGATGTATGGAAACCAATTTAATTAAATCCCCAGAGCCTTCTGATGTACCTTGTCTAGCCCAGTCATTAAAGCAGCCATTCTCCGCGTTAACGCTCAAGACCCCCTTGTTGGAAGATGGGCGATAAAGGGGGTTCACCCTATAGTAGCCAGAGAAACTCCTAAGGTTGCCGTACCCCAGCTTTCCTAATATGTCTAATACTTCCGACACTAGAATAGCTCCTCTTGGCTATCTTTTTCAGGCGTGTTTTCTTCGTTGGCGGAGGCGGGAGACTCTTCTTGGCCGTCTTCTCGATTCGGAGCATTAGCTACTTCCTCGCTTGGGTGAGGGGTTTCTAATTGGTGAGCAATGACGCTGAACACGTCCCCTTTCTCGATAACTTTGCCTCTGCATAGACAGACGTTAACATAGTAAGGAGTCTTAATGGGGTTATTCTGATGGTCTCTCTTTACTAGCTCCGAATAAGAGTTCACCATTCTTTTCCCTGGCCAGCGGTTTTTGTGAGCGATTATCTTGTGCGTTCCGAATTGAAAAAGACCATCGTTTCCTGTCTCGAAAAATTCCGTCCACCTCTCTCTAACTGCTTCCAACTGGATTCTTTCGTCCGCTGCTATCTCCTCGTCCGTTTTGTTCTGCAAGAACATAGAGTGGTTCGAGTCTTCTACAGCTTTGTACGATGCTCCAATAGAATTGGACGTACCAGTTTCGTTATTTTTATTCCTTGAATCTCCGCTTTTATTGGTCTGCATTGCTGTGACCAGTATCATGTTCGACTCCTTGCAGAGTATTTTTAGTTCTGAAATCTGGTCTGATAGGTCTAACCATGAACTGTCTTGTCTTTGGCTCTTCTTTCCCACGTTGAGGTAGTCGTATATTACTAATGCTGGCCTATCTTTATTTTGTTTAAAACGCCAAGATTTAACTAGGCTTCTTATATCTTCTATTGATTTGTCTTTTACCTCTACAAAATCAAGTCTTTCTAGGGATTTTTTTTCTCTAATTTCTTTTAGGTATTTTATAACCCTGTTCTTATGATCTTCGTTCTCGTATAACCCCGACTCAATGTCTTCGTGGTGTACTCCTGTATTCGACATTGTTGTTCTAATTATTTGATGTTCAAACGCAAGCTCTCTGTCTAGATAAAGACATTTGTTTTCCGTATGAGAACCTACAAACTCTAAAGCGAATTGCATTAAGAGAGAGCTTTTCCCAACCCCTTGACTTGCGTGAAATACATGATATTCCTTTGGCCTAAATGAGCCAAATCTAGAGTGGTAGATAGCCAAGCTACTTTTGAACCCCGCGATGGGCTTGGGATTTCGCATCCTTTCTTCTATAGCTTCGAGGCCGTCTGATAAGTTTCTGACTTCGCCGTCTTGACCTAGGTCATTTATTGAGAGCAAGTGCCCCGATAGCTTGTCTGATTGTTCGGAAAGTATTTTGTGAGTTTTCGATTTTCCTCCCTTGAGCCATTCATCAACCAGCTTAAGTTTTCTACGCATTTCTCTTACTTTATAGTTGAGCAGGAGATCGTTGATTAGCCCGTCTAGCTCTTGGGGCTCTACGGCAAATTCAACAGAATGTTTAATTAGCAGATCAGAGTCTGCGTTATAATTATTTTGAATTTTTGCAGTTTTGATTTTCAGCAGGAAAGAGGCGATAGAGAATTCTTTACCGTTTAGATTTGAGACCTCAGATTTGAGGAGATCAAAGACGTCTCTTTCAAAAGAGGAAGAGAAGAAGTCCGGCTTAAGTGCATCGTATTTCGGAAATACTTTGCTGTGTTTTATTAGACATCCGATTATATCTCTTTCGAGGTCTCGCGAGCTAGATTCATCCATCTATGGAGAATAGCTTACTTTTGAGAAAAAGTCAATACTGTTCTTCGTCGTCTTCTTCAATGTCTCCACCCATCGCCTGTAGTGCCATCTCCAAGTTCTGCGCTTCAGTTGCTTTTACGAAGTTTTCAATAAAATAGTGCATTGCGTAAGAATGAGGTACTGAGTCTGCTTTAGAATAGATCGTCGGCTCGCCGTCGCTATTAAAAACAAACAGCATGTATCCGCCATTGCTGCACTCTTCTACTTGGTTCAGTACTGACTTTGGGAACTTGAATGGAATGCCTTTTTTCATATACTTATATACACTAAAACTTGATTGAAAAGTTCTTTTCTAAGTATTCTTTACTCAGTACTGCCACGTCTTCCGTATAAAGCTCTATTAATGAAAAATTGTTTTTCTTAAGCCACTCGGCTTTATTTAAATCTCTCTTGATTGATTTTAAGAATTGCGTCCTTGAGTTTTTATGAAAAAATTTATTGAACTTTCTGTGCTGGTCCCCGTTCACCTCTATTGCGGTTCTGGTTGTAGCGTTAAGGAAATCGACTTTCATTTTGGTTCCGTAAACGGGGAACTCTTCGTAAACAATGTTGCTTTTCCAGTGCTCGAAAAAAAAATCCTTTACCCTTTTTTGTAGCTTGGATCGGGAGGCTTCATTCCAATTTATTAAAAATCTATTTACGTTTTTATAAATTGGCGTTTTACCGTTCAGGGTGTAAAGTCTCATTACTCTTTCTTAAGGACGTCTTTAAATTTATTAAATAAATAATTGGTGACTTCGGGATTATCTTCTAGGTAACTACAGAATCTTTCTTCTCCTTGGTGCTGCTTTTGAAATTCTATTTTTTCGTTAGAGAGCTCTTTAATAAGGTCGTCGTCGATTGCTATCCAAGGTCCTTTTGACGTAGCTAGCTCCCACATGAAGAGCATGTCTTTGACTTCTCTTTCGACCCAAACACTATTACCGTTTTTTCTACCATACTTGATGGGGTATGTTATTTCTGCGTTAGTTTTTTCGTTCGGGGTTTTTCTGAGTATCACCTTACAGTTATGACCAATAGCGACATCTTTACCCCTTTCCTTCTTGAGGAAGTAGTCTGCTTTGTAAGGCTTTTGGAACTCTAAAATCCAATCAGAATAGTGCAGGGCAGCGTTCCCCCCTGAAGCGTTCGTCAATTTCGGGTCTACTTTTTGGTATGGATTTATTGATACGGTGCTTCTTACTTGGCTAACTAGGGCGCATACGTGTCCTTTTGAAGTAAAGGCTAACGCCATCCTTTTTAAGAAAGTGGACGTCAGCAGGGCTGCTCCAGCAACCTTATTAGCTTCTTCAAATGTCTTGTCGATATCATTTTTAGGAATCAAGGCGTCCATTGAATCGATGATAAATAAATATTTTTTGTTGTCGTCGTTATACATTACTAATTCCCTGAAAAGCCCAATGACCGACTCGTAAACGTTACACTTGTATTCGAACCATTTTTCTTTAGAGAAGTCTAGGCCTGACCTTTCTTTCATCTCTTTCCCTAGCCTTCCCTCCGACTTTACATAAACGACCTTTGACCCCTTGACTGATTCTTGGAAACATCTAGCAAAAGATAAGATGCAGGAAGTCTTGCCAGCTCCAGACGCCCCAGACATCCTTACGATGCCTGGCCTAATCCCTCCATTCATCTCTATATCTAAAAGTAGACTTCCGCTTGAGACTTTGTAATGAGTCTCCTCCTCGAAGTTATAGTGGTCATCTTTATTTCTTTCGAGGTATGACTGAATTTGAGACTCCGCGTCTCCAGTTGTTATTTTTTTCTTTTTCATTATCACTTTAAAAAGTCGAATTTTCCTTTGATCTTTATCGATTCCCCTACTTCGGGGGGAGCGTTTGCCTCATCTTCGCTAAGCTCAGCGCACTTTTTAACATGCTCGAGATACTTACTGCTTTCAAACGTGCTAAACTTTTCGTACTCCTCTTTTATGAGGAGGTTATAGTAAGAGTTTGTCTTAAGTGGGATTTTGAGAGTATCAAAGGTACTTTTGGGCTTAAAATCGGGCTTGAAGTTGTACCAGAAGTCCCAGTTAGGAAATTTTTTTAGTAACTTACTGGCCATTATACATTCTAGCTTCCAGCCCTCTCCGTTTAGCGAGTGGGGGTTTTTGTGAAGTAGCCAAACCAAGAATTGTGGCTTGGTGCGGATTGGTTTTAGGTTTGGATACCTAGCCTTTAATGAGCGGGATGCTTTTATTGTCTTCTTTTTCAATGTCATGCTTTACCATTTTCCTAACTAGCTCCTTAAAGCTCGTTTTCGGACGCCACCCCAGCTCTTTTTTGGCGGGCTTAGGGTCGCCCATTAATAGGTTTACTTCCGCCGGTCTATAAAACTTTTCGGAAATCTCAATATAAGCTTTTTTTGACTTTGGATCAACAAATTTCGTCGCCTGTGGGTATTTTACATACTGTCCGTTTATATCTTCTCCAGCCTCTGACCATTCCCCTTTAATTCCTGCACTGGCGAAAGCTCTTTCCACAAATTCTGAAATAGTATGAGTTTCTCCGCTTGCCAAGATGTACTCTTTCGGTTCCTCTTGGTTAATCATTAACCAGACGCCCTTGACGAAATCCTCGCTATCGCTCCAGTCTCTCATCGCGCTTAAGTTCCCCAGTTGAATAGGCTCAAAGCTCCTGTTCTCCTTTACGGCATGATAAATTTTAGCGACGCCCTTGGTAATCTTCCTTGTAACAAACTCCTCTCCCCTTTTGGTTCCTTCGTGGTTGAATAGTATTCCGTGTATCGCAAAGATGCCATAAGATTCTCTGTATACTTTAACTAGGTGGCGCGCAGCAGCCTTAGAAGCACCATACGGACTCCTTGGTTTAATTGGGTGCTTCATGTCTTGGGGTACATAGTCTACATCTCCAAATTCTTCGCTCGATCCAGCGGAATAAAACCTACAGTCATGTTTAAATTTTTTGATTGAGTCTAAGAATCTAGCTACCCCACCAGCATTCGTGTCTAAAACATGAAGGGGCATGTCCCAACTACATCCGACAAAGGAGTTGGCTGCGAAGTTGATTATATAATCTGGCTGTATTTCTTTAACCAGCTTATCTATGCTAGCAGAGTCTGTAAGGTCGCCAGATACTAAGTGAAAGTTTTCATCTCTTAAAAAGGACTCGCAGTTGACGGTGTTTATTTGAGAGGACCGTCTCACCATTCCATAAACGGAATATGGCTCTTTTGGCGCTTTATCGTGAAACCCAATTCCAGCATTAAGGTTCAAGAGATACTCGCACATATTCGCGCCGTCTTGACCAGTCACTCCGGTAACTAAAACACTCTTACTCATTCTACAAAATGAATAACCCTATTTCTTCAATTCGTCAATTTTTTCTTCCAGCCTGTCGAATCTATGATGAACAGTTTTGACGAATTGATTAAAATCATCTTTAGCTACGTATTTTTCTGGAATTGATAAAGCCAGCGAAGTGATCTTTTCATTAAGCTTTCTGTAGTCTTCGGCTTGTTTTGCGCTGTTTTTCTGACAATCCTCCTGTATTTTAGTCACGTACCCGAAAACTATCTTAAATAGCCAGCCCGCAGTGACTCCGATAACAGAAAACGCAACATTTAATATTACTTGATTGTCCATTGCCTGTACATACACTAACTAGTCCTAGCCTAGAATCAATAAGTGTATATAAGGTATGGGAGGTTTTTTTTCAACCAATCGAAGACAGGTCAGCCTACTTGTCCTTGTCTTGATTTTCTGTGGGCTTATTAGCTTTGGGTATAGGTCTTTTAGGATTGGCGGTAGAAGTATGGTAAATAATTATGTTGACGGCGAAAAGGTCTTAGTTAAGAAGGCGAGCTATTGGTTCTCAGGTCCAGAGAGGGGTGATGTAATCGTGTTTTGGGATTGGGGGGGTATGGATTTCTTAATTAAGCGCGTCATAGGGTTGTCGTATGATACCGTAGAGATAATTGACGGGCATATTTATTTAAATGGAGAAAAATATAACGATAAGCTAAGTCACCTGAAGATACATGAGCACATGAGCGCAGAGTCGTTTGAAGTGGGGGAGGGTGAATATTGGGTAATTGGAGATAACAGGCAAGACTCTTGGTTCGGGGTAATTCATGAAGACCAAATTATAGGTAAGGTTGATTAAAACATTTTCCTTCTAGTTACTCTTGGGTCAAAAATCTTTAGTGACATTATCTAAGTTTATGGTGGAGGTGGTGGGATTCGAACCCACGTCTTTAAAACCGTTCATTCAAACATACTACAAGCTTAGTCAGTGTTAATTTTCGTGCTTCGTCGCTGACAACTACACACGAGGTTGGAGGCACTTTATTTAGACTAGACTCCTCACCATTCCTAGTTTTTTTTGCTCGCTGTCGTCGCCCCAGCCCCTTAACGAGCATCCAGAGTAGGACGGGTAGCTTACGCAGCTACAGCAGCCTCTTCAGTCCAACCAAACTTAGCGAGAATCGCGTCAGCTTCGTCAAGTGAAGGAGCCATATCAACATTATTATTGGCAGTTGAGTTGCCTTGACAGTTTTTTTAGGAGGCCAACCATCATCCTCCGCTTGCAATCTGATGTAAGGATTCAAATCGAAACCAGTACACCCCCAATTTGTTTATATTAATTGTCCTTTAACGCAAAGTCAATACACTTAAAAATCATCTTCCAGAACCCCTGAGTTTTGATAATCCTTGACCTTCCTCTCGAAGAAATTGGTCATAGCCCCCGTGTCAACGACTTCAGAAAGCCATAAAAATGGATTCTGATCACTGTCAAAGCGAAAACCGATGCCAATACCTTCAAGTCGTCGATTACCTATGTATTGCATATAATCGACAAACATCTCGGCGTTGAGCCCCAAGATGCCTCTAGGAAGAACGTCTTTGGCGTATTCGACTTCTAGTTGAACCGCCTCCTTGACGTGTTCGACGGTTTCTTCTTCGAACTTTTTGGTCCACACCGATGGGTATTGTTCTTTTATTGTATTAATTAAATAAGTACCGAATTGAATATGTAAACTCTCGTCTCTCAGGGTATATCTTATTTGATCTGATAGGCCTGGTAGTTTGTTTTGTCTTCCGAGAGCTAGCAACATGGCGAATCCGCTAAAGAAAAAAGTACCCTCACAAACCATATAATAGGTAATTAGACTTCTTAAAAACTCTCTTTTACCTTCTGTAGATTTTGTAGAGAAGTCTTGGCGGTTTATGTTCGTTGTGATATTTATTAAGAAGTCGTCTTTAGATTTTATGCTGGGTATGTTTAAATACGCCTCGTATACTTCTGAGACCTTGAGGTTGAAGCTGTCGCAGCAAGTAACCACGGTCCAGTTGTGGAGGGATTCTTCGTATGCTTGACGCATAATATACTGCCCGCATTCCGCATCGGTAATCCACCTTGCTACATTAAGGAGCAGGTTGTTTCCAACTAACGATTCGCTGCCAGCGAAAAAGCCAAGGCATCTTTTAACTAGGAGCTTTTCGTCATCTAACAAAGATCCGTTTTTCCACTGCTCTATGTCTTTCGACATGTTAATTTCTGCTGGAGACCAATTGTTCGCCACTCCTTTTTGAAAAAGTTCCCATGCGTACTTATGCTTGTGTGGTAATATCTGATTTACCCCAGAGGGGTTATCTTCTAGCAATAGTCCTGTTTTATTCATGGATCGTTTCTTCGTTATTGACAGCTTTCGCAAGACGGGTCCGTTACGTTACAAGCCTTAATCTCTGAGTCCTCCGTAGGCAGGACTGTTGATTTTTCAATTTTGCTTGCAGATTTATTTCTTAGATAATAAGTAGCTTTGAGGCCTTTGTTCTTAGCATAAAAATATAAGTCATTTAAATACTTTAATGATGTGGAGTTATTATACAGATTTAGTGACTGCCCCATGTCGATCCACTTTTGACGCGCTGCTGCACAATCCACCAACTTAAATTGGTCTTGGTTGAACGCCGTTCTGAATCTATTTTTAATTTCTTGGGGAAGTTCCATTTCGCTTATGTCGCCGTCTAGCACTTTTAGCATCTCAACGAAGTTATTGTTCCACAAGCCCAATTCCTTACACTCTTCGATAAACCACTCGTTAACAATTGTTAAATTACCTGACTTATTTTCGTAAACAAAGATGGTCGAAAAGTCTGGATCAATGGAGGGTGAGCAACCTTGGATATAGGAAATTGTAGCGGTAGGGGCGATAGCCATCGTATTACTGTTTCTTACGCCGTGGTCTCGGACTTGGTCTCGGAGAAATTTCCAATTATTTTCTGGGCAGAATTTTTTTCCACGGTGAACAATGGGTTTTCCGCCAAGGTAATCTATTAAATTTTTATACGTGTCTATCGGAAAAATTCCTTGGCTCCACGAAGACCCCTCGTAGGTTGAATATTTTCCGCGCTCTTCAGAAAGTCTTGAAGAGTATAAAATGCAATGGTAAGATATAAATTCATACAATTCATCAGAGAACTTCACGGCGTCATCGCTTGAGTAGTCAATTTTATACGAATGGAAAACGTCGGCCCATCCCATGCTACCCGCTCCAACTGGCCGGTGACTCATATTAGCCTTGAGGGCCTCTTTCGTGGGGTAATAATTTAAGTCAATCACATTGTCTAGCATTCTCATTTGAATAGCTATCGTAGCAGAAAGTAGATCGAAGTCTAAGGTCCCGTCTTCCTTTAGGTGCTCTTTTAAATTTACCGAGCTTAGGTTACATACGGCGGTTTCGCCGACCTCAATCTTTTCGCCGTCATCAAAAAGAGAGGGCTTAGTGTGAAGGAAGATTTCGGTACAAAGATTAGAGCTATGAATTACGCCTTCGTGCTTGTTAGAATAACGAAGGTTGGAATTATCCTTAAATGTCATCCAAGGGTGACCCGTTTCAAACAGGGATCGTAACATTTTCTTCCACAGGTCTTTAGCTCTTACTACCTTAAAGTTTTCTATTTCGCCATCGTCAGCAAGTTTGCAATACTTTTTGTACTTTTTATCGAACGCCTCGCCGTACGACTCGTGCAAGTCTCGCACGTCAGAGGGGGAAAATAGATACCAGTCTTTATCGTCCTGAACTCTTTGCATGAAGAGATTGGGAATCCAGTTCGCTGTATTCATGTCGTGACAGCGTCGCCGTTCGTCTCCGGTATTTTTTTTCAGATTAAGAAAGTCGTCGATATCTAAGTGCCAAGGCTCAAGATAAGCGCATCCTGCACCTGGTCGTTTTCCTCCTTGGTCCACCGCTATCAAGGTATCATTGTAGATTTTAAGCCACGGAATTAAGCCAGAAGATTTACCGTTAGTCCCTTTTACATACGAATTAGAAGCTCTAAAGTTGGTGACGTCGAACCCTAACCCTCCTGCGTATTTTGACTTTCTAGCTTCTTGCCACAATCCCTCAAAAATTCCGTCAATAGAGTCGTCAAAAGTATTAAGGTAACAACTGGAAAGTTGGCTATGAGTGCTACCACTATTAAAAAGGGTGGGAGTAGAGCAACACAGACGAAACTCAGAGATCGTATTATAAAACTCGATAGCTTTTTCATTTTTGTCTTCTTCGTCTAGGGCTAGCCCCATGGCTACGCGCATCCAAAAGGCTTGTGGAGTCTCCAGTCTTTGATTGTCGATATGGTGAAGGTATCTATCGTGAACAATCTGTAGTCCAAGGTATTTAAACTTTAGGTCTCTGTCTGGAATTATGGATTCGGAGAGTCTCTTCAAGTCAAATTCCAAAAGTCTTTCGTCGAGAATGTCTTCTTTAACAAGCTTCCTAACATTCCGAATAAAAGTTAGTTTATATTGGTGTCCAAAGGCATCCTTGTCCCTACTCTCTCCGAAAACTTCTTTGTAGATCGTACCAAGAAGTAGTCTTGACGCAGCGTACGCGTAGTTAGGTTCTTTTTCTATCTTTTGTCGAGCAGACAAAATTAAAGCTTTATCAATGTCTTCGGTCGAAATCTTATTGTAAATTTGTACGTGGGCATCAAGGATTATTTCGCTTGCCGAAACATTGTTTAGCCCTTCACATGCCCTTTCCGTGCATAAATTGATCTTATTAGTGTCCAGAACCTCTAATCGTCCGTTCCTTTTTTTAACGTAAAGTTTTTCAGTACTCATCTTGAAGTCTTATTATACTACATTTTTTCTTAATCAAAGGAAACGAAAAAATGACCTTGAGGGAATGTTTTTTCTAGAAGAGCTTGGGAACGTCGGAAAACGACGGGTTCTCTTCTGTGTACTTGTTCAGGAAAAAGGTATGTTTGCCGTGAAAGCCGAAAACATCCTCCGGTAAAAAGAATAACCCTTCTCTCGAAAAATTCGCAGCGACATTAGTAGGTGCGAATCTGTGACCTGTTGACTCTAGGTCTTTGCGGAAAGTCGAACATATTAAACCATCCTCTGGAGAAAAGTCGAACTGTGGATCACTGGAGGTCGGATGATTAGCCACGAACTTGAGGAGCCTCTTACTTCTAATGGAGAATCCTCCGTTTCCTACGCCACCATCTGCCCACGGTGCTCCAATGTAATCATAGTCTAAGAACTCGTTTCTCCACGCGTTTACATTTATGAAGAACCCGTCTCGCTGTACGATCATACAAAAATCCGTATCTATGTACTCGTACAGGCTAGTAATTAGAAACTTGTCGTGATCATGGATACTTTTTATGGGCTGAATGTTAACTGCTAGGGGCGATGAGAATGATGAGCAAAAAAGCTTAACCGACTCAAAGCTAATTAATTTATTTAAATAAATCAAAAGCTCGTTAGCTCGTTTGGGAAAAAGATCGTCTATGCAAACGAGGGTAATATTGTTGAGACGCATTCCGTTTTACTTTTTGTATTTCATATTGCCTCTTTTTGAGCTCCAGTCTTTTTCGTGATTTTTCTTTACAGGGTCGGTTCCCCCGCACTGTTTCGCCCTTTCTTGACTCAGTTCTTTTGACTGGTCCCAGAGGTCCCCTATGGTTCCATTTTTCTCTCCGGTTTTGCGAGTAAAGTCCGAGGCGGACCATGGGTCTATTTTTGTATCTATTGAAGCATTGGGAGAATCCCATATCCTTTCCCATTCGATACCGTCTTCGTCAGTGTATACGTGAGGCTCCTTCATGGACTGAACTACTTCAATAACCATGGGGCGCTCTGGGTGTGCGAATTGATAGATAGGCATTAGCTGTATCCGGTTACTATTCAGGAAATTATATCAAGTATAGATTCTACGGTATTAGAGATTTTAAAGTCTTCTTTTATTCGACGCCCAGCCTTGTTAATTTTATTTTCTTCGACTCTTTCTATGGCGGTCTCGCAAGCGTTTATAAACGCGTCCTCTTCCCAGTCGAAGATTTGTCCTTGATTAAAGTCTGATCCTTTTTCGAAAAACATATTGTCGTAGACGTCCATTTTGCCGGAAGGCTCTACTAGTACGGAATTTTCGGGAGTAGCCCACTCTTTGTAGCTGTGAGCGTTAAGTATTACTGAATGTTTGCCGATACCAACAGAATGAAACTCGGGTAATCCCCAGCCCTCGCCACCAGACATACCTATGATGATGTCGCCAGAATTTAGGAACTCGTTGTAGGATTTGTTTTTTTGCATAAACGGTAGGAATTGGACGTTAAAACAATTTTTATCAAGTAAGCATTCCGAGAATTGATGCTTGTTTTGGTCCTCGCTGAGGAAGGGGTTAAACAGAGCACACTGGAGTTGGAATTTCTTATCGTCACCAAACCGCTTTATCCAAGACTTGATGATCTTTTTGTGGTGTTTCCTGTTCTCGAACTTTCCGCATAGGTTGAAAGTGATTCTGTCGTCGGAAAAAAAGTTTTTATTAGCTGAAAAAAAGTTATACTCGTCAAACGCGAGAGAAATCTTAGTTGTCTCAATATCGTGAGAGGCGAAGACTTCTTTAGAGAAGTCGCTTGTGACAATGACTCTATCTAGGGAGGAGCATATATTTTTCTCAACAGGGGTTAGATTATCCAACTCGTGAAAAGTTAAAAGATTAGCAGCTCTGCTACAGCTTTCCATAGCGCCATTAATGTGCCACAGCTTCAGTGACGGCGTAGACCTTTTGTGCGAAGAAAGGTAAGACGAGATGCTTGTTCCAAGAGAGGCTTTGAACTTCTCGTCATCGGGTTGGGATGACAAGTCTGCGTTTCCGCCGATGGGGAGCACGGATGGATAAATTTCTTTTAGAAAAAAGCCCCTTAACAGGTGAGTGGCGACTTGGCCAAATGATACGCTGTTAAGGGGTGCGTTGAAGCAGAACTTAGTCACAGAATCTCTTCATCAGTTGTTGAACTTTCAGCAACGACTTGAGGCGCTGGTGAGCTGTCGCTAGCTTGCGACTCAGTGCTAGGTGAATCATCTGGACGATACTCCTTGGAGCGATAAAGCTTAAAATCGGGAGCTCTTTCGCTGGGTTTATCACGATTAGAAAACAGGACGACTTTTTGCTTTGTCTCCGCGCCGAATTCATCTTTCAGCACGATGTGGCCAGCCAAGTAAGTGCCTTCGCCGTTTTTGTATTCTCGTTTCCAGAATGCGCCCATTTCTCTCTGACGCCATTCGCTTTGTTTTTTTTCTTTTTCTTCACTCATAAATAATTTTTCCTACTTCGGCCAAACGTAAGTTTTCTTAGATTTTCTTCCCGCCACCTTATTCGCTTGAGCCCTATACTGCAACCATTCTGAGAACTTGTCAATAGCTTTTGACAACTTTTTTTCTTTTTCTCTGTCATCTTTAACGTATGACAGGTTCTCCCATTCAATTTCGTAGTCGGATAGAGAGGTCACCTTCGGGTCGTTCTCTTGCTCGCTTGAGTTGGCGGGTTGGTAAAACTCCATTAGCCCGCTATTGTCATCAACTGAAAATTTAGATATGTGAACTAAGTAGCCGTTAAGGGAGTCCCTCACCCATTGAACTTCATCGTATTCATATTCAGCGAAACGTACATCAGTAATGAGAATGGTTTTATATTTCTTTTTAGCCTCAGTAATATCTTGCGTTAACTTTTCGAAAAAATATGATCCGCGAGACCGACTTCTTCTTATCTCGCCGTGAGCTACGAGAATTTTTCGGACAGAATCTTTTTCTTCCCAAGAGCAGTTGTTGATGTTTATGTCATATTCATTGTATATAAAATCGAAGCACTCTTCTTTTAACTTTTCTGCTATTGAAAATGATTTTAGTGGCCAAAGATCGGTGTTCTCCGTGGTCATGCATAGCTCGCAAAATAAGTCTTTTCCTGATCCAGCTACTCCTGACAGACCAATTACATTACCGTTTTTCATTTTAATTAATCTATCAAGCCGTTTAGTTCCGCTGTATCTCCCTTGTATGTGTATTTTCCGATATGATCAAGCTTAATATCTGGGTCAATCCAAATTTTTCCTCCAATCTTTTTCCATCTCTTGCAAAAAGCGTAATCTTCAGACAAGTAAGCGTTGTCGTTGTCTGAATCATGCATGGTGTCGAAGAGACTATAAAGGTTTTCACGAAGCCCGTCTTTCATGTCGGGCGAAAGCTTCTTGATGAGCCCCCTATCGTAATCGGATGTATATTTTAGCTCTGGATACCCAGCCTTCATCGCCTCAATAACTCCTCGCTTAATCATCATAAAGCCGGTTCCGGCATCGGCTACCGTGAAAACTTTCTGAGCTTCGGCCAAGTCGTTAACCAAACAGGGGTCATCCGCGTTAATTACGTACCTATTCTTCCGATTAAAATCTTCTTGATCAGGGGATGTTTTCAAAGGGTAAGCTCCACACACAACGCCCTTATTTGCTGCGATTAATTTAATTAGAGACTCCGAGGGGAAAACGATATCTGCGTCAATAAAGATCATATGAGAGCATGATCCAGCCATAAAATAGGAGACTAAATGATTTCGAGCGCGAGTTATTAGACTCTCGTTCGATATGAGCTGGACCGTATACTTAACTCCGAACTTTTCCAAGGTCTTTATGGCGGAGATTAATCCAAGCGTGTATTCGGAGTGAACCATTCCTCCGTAACATGGAGTAGCTATCATGACTGAAGTGTCTGGCAACTTTTCCTTCAAGTAAGGGGAGCTTACGTCTAGTTCTTCTGGGGTAAGAGCGGTCAATTCGTTCATTAAGTGGTAGAATAAGTGCTCTCCACCACCAAGTCAATAAGTAAACTTACTCGTGTGGTAATTTTTCTTTAAGGAAAACACAACACCCCCCCCCGCTGAGGGGGGAAAATGTTGTGTAGCGTGTGCTGCTTTTTCTTTTAAGCCCAGTGTTTTTAAGATGGATGGGACATTCCACACACGCTGCAAATCAGCCTAGACTGAGTTCGACTACCTTAATTGGCGAGAGAGACCGTACCACGAAAAACTCTACTTACGTCGAACCACCCAGCGAAGTCGCTAACGATGGGGCAAACCTTGGTATTTAGCCAAGTGTCTTTTGATTATATGCAGTTTATAATCAGCTATCCCTTGATTTGCGAGTAAGCTAGCTCGCACCCTACTTTTCTTCGGTCATCTCAGGAAAACTCCACTGATTTCTCTCAGCGAGATTAAAAGGATCAAACCCTTTTTAGACTTCAAGCCCTTCTTCGGTATCTTCTGGAAGCAATGCTCCAACTATTCCCGCAAGGTTTCTTAAGTCTTCTACTCTAAGTTCCATAGGGTCAGCGTTTTTTGCAAACCCGTCAAGCCTATAAGACAAGTCGTTCAAAGTCTCAGCTACGAGAGTAGCTGTGGGGAGGTCAATCTCTAGCGTTTGATCGAACGATTCTATTGGCTTGTTAAGCGTGTAAAAGGATTTTCCGCCTATAGAGCTCTTCGCTAATACCCCGTGCTCCTTTAGCCCATCTAAAGCAGACAGAACACAGGCCCTGTCCGCCTCTGGCTCTTCCGTTAAGCTGACAATTTTTATAAAATCTTTCTCAATGACAAAAAAGTCCTTTTCTCTATACCACCCAATTAAAAGAGACGTAGCTTGAACAACGGTCATTATCTTAAGGTAGGATGAGTTTGAAAAAAAATCAATTTTTAAAAAAAAAGTTTGACTTTTTCTCACAAAGAACACAAGTTAGCATAACTATGAACAACGAACTAAAAACAGAAACTCCAATCAAACGTGGCCGAAAACCGATTAGCGTAGATTGGCCCAGTGGAGACTTTACCGCAAAAGACTTCTTGACCCTGAACAATAACAAGATGTCTCGTGCAAGTGCACATAGCAAGATTAATCAGGCGGTGGATTACGAACGAGTGACGCTCGTAAGAAAGGTGAATCCCGATATTGGAAGACCAATCAATGTATATCGCGTCTCCGAATCTAAGTTACAATAATATGTAATGCGTCGTGAGGATTTCTTGGGAAGAGTACGCTCTTGACGTTGCTACGACCGCGTCTAAGAGAAGTCAAGACCCCTACGTAAAAGTAGGGGCTTGCGCTATTGACTCAAGCAACATGATTCTCGCCGTTGGATACAATGGGCTAGCAGCAGGGAAAGATGTTCCTAATCTTTTTTGGTCGGATAGGGAGTCTCGAAGACCGTATATGATCCATGCGGAGACTAATTGTTTATCGATGTGCAAGAAGTCGGAGGTTAGTCTAATTGCCGTTACTCTTTTGCCTTGCTCTTCTTGCGCCACGCTAATAGCTTCCTACGGGATTAAAAAAGTGGTTTATAGGAAAGAATACGATAAAGACCTCCTAGCGAAAGAAATTTTTAAGTTTTATAATATAGAGTTGGTAAAAATATGATCATTCCCATACACCTTTGCGAAAAAAAAGCAAAGCTTCCCCAACGCGCTCACGAAGGGGACGCTGGATATGATCTATGTTGCCTTGAAGAGATAACGATAGAGCCTCTCAAAAGAAAACTAATCAAAACCGGCGTCAAGGTCGCGATTCCTATCAATCATTATGGCCGAATTGCCCCCAGAAGCGGTCTAGCTCTAAAGCATGGTATAGACGTTATGGCGGGAGTTGTAGATTCCAGCTACAGGGGGGAAATAGGTATAGTGTTAGTCAATTTATCTGATGATGCGGTTGTCTTCGATGAAGGCGAAAAGGTGGCGCAATTAATCATAGAAGGATGCCAGCCAGTAGAGTGGCTACAAACAAAAGATTTAGACTCTACGAAAAGACAGGGATCGGGATACGGAAGCTCTGACGAAGAAAACCCGCCCTCCATCTCTAGCCCGAGAGAGGTTGACGTGTCTAATTGCTTAGGCTCGCCCCCTACCAAAAGATGATTGATTTTTTTCAAAACGCTATTCTCGTAGTACTTATTTTAAATATTTGGTTTAACACTAATGCGGTTGTCGAGTACTTCGTGCTTTTAGGGATAGGTAGCTGGATTGACGCGTTCGGTTATGAAAAATATTTGATGGAAAAAAGGCTAATATCTTTTCCAACCTACTTACTGATAACTCACCCGAAATCTTTTATAATAAAAATCCTCGCTTGCCCAATATGTACTTGCACTTGGGCTAATATTTGTTTATTTTTAATAGATTTAGATGTGACTAAATTTATTTATTGCTATGGAGCATCTTTATTTTTATTTTTTATATTACAATCTTTTATAGACAGGAACGAATAATGAATGTTTTTTTAATTAACGGCCCCGCCCACTACATTAGCTTAATCTCTCAACAGGTTTTGTACAAAGACCTAAAGAGCGACTCGATAAATAGCGAGTTAGTCAGCCTACAGTCTTCGCTAGCGTCTGCGTGTTGCCAAACGCGAGCCGAGATACTTGCTAGTCTTCACGAAGAGTTTGAGGCTCTGGTAGAGAAGATAACTACCGAGGAAACGGGGTACGCTGACAAACTACTAGAGTCGTGTAGCTGCCAAGAGTTAATTTTCTCTTGTGTAGATACCAGAAATAAAGTAAAAAAGGAAGTACATTATGAAAAACAAATCTGAGGACCTCCGGTTAGGATACGAAAAATCAAACTCCATGGACGTAGTGCAAATCCATAAGGAAATGCTTGGAGAACCAGTTTGGGTTGTTCTTCCTCACCATAAGACCTACTCTCTTCCTTGGAAGGGGACCGTGACCAGAGTCCTCTCTGATTGTGCTTTTCAAGTTAAGCGGTTCGGGGGTAAAGGGGAAGAAGAAAAGGTGGACATGTACGATATTCGTTCTGTTGATAAGAAGAAGCGAGCGTAGCTCAATTGGTAGAGCATCTGCTTGCCAAGCAGAAGGTCATGGGTTCGAGGCCCATCGCTCGCTCCATTTTTTACCCCCCCCCGTTCCTATTCTATTTGGAGGAGTAGCTCAATTGGATAGAGCGACGGTCTTCTAAACCGTAGGTTATGGGTTCGAGTCCCATCTCCTCTGCCATGTTCGGGCGGTTAGCTCAGTTGGGAGAGCAACTGGTTTACACCCAGTAGGTCGTAGGTTCGAGCCCTACACCGCCTACCATTTCTAGCTTAAGTGTATGTCATGTTAATATGAGTCTTCGTGATTCGAATAAAAAAAATAAAAAAGAATGCACAGCTTGTGGGGCAAGCTTTTCCTTTTTGGCTAAAGTTTGGAGTTCTTCTACCTGTAAATCTTGTTACGCGCGATTGAGGTCGAAAAGAAAAGCCGAGATAAGAAAATCAATAAACTCCATCAAAAGAGAGATGAAATGTGAAATTTGTGGATTCGAAGACCCTAGAGCCCTACATTTTCACCACAAAAATCCAAAAAAGAAAAAGAAGGAAATAGGAAATCTAGCTTCATCTGGCTATAACCTAAAAGCAATCAAGAAAGAGATAGAAAAATGTGTCGTTTTATGTGCTAATTGTCATGCAATAAAACACAATAAAAGAAACTAGAAAAACCTTTTTTTTCTTGAAAAAGTGTATATTGTTTTAACACGAAGCTATGAAAACTTTAAATATCCTTGCTCTGAGCATTCTTATTGCACTTAATTCTTCCGCTCAAGAGAAGAAGCAATCCATTGCGGATCACCTCCAGAACGTTTCTGTCACAATTAGGTCGGAGGGCAGTTATTCAACGGGCGAGGGCTCTGGGGTGATTTTTACCCGCAAAGACTCCAAGGGGAATCTAGTGAACTTCGTATGGACCGCTGGTCACGTTATAGATAATCTGCGCTCAACGAGGACAGTATTGGTGGGCGGAAAGCCGAAGACGTTAGTGGAATTTAAGGACCCCTTAGTGGTTAAAGAGATTAGGCAAAATGGACGGACAGTTGGGAGACTTCAGATGGACGCAGAGGTTCTTAAATATTCCGACGCAAAAGATGGACACGATTTAGCTCTACTGCGAGTTAGAAAATTTAATTTCGTAACCGACTCGGTGACGTTTCATCTCGGTGAAAAAATTCCATCGCTCGGAACAGACCTTCTGCATGTTGGCTCCCTGCTCGGCCAAATGGGCGCGAACAGTATGACGGACGGAATCTATTCCCAGCATGGCAGACTGATCAAGAGCTTAAATAAGCATGTTTTTGACCAAACGACTTGTACCGCTTTTCCAGGTTCTTCGGGTGGAGGCGTTTACTTAAAAGAAAACGCGGGATACATAGGGATGCTTGTCCGTGGAGCGGGGGAAGGGTTTAATCTTATCGTTCCCGTTCGACGCATGGCTTCTTATTGCGAAAAACATAAAATCATGTGGGCTCTTGACCCAAGCGTAAAAATGCCCATCGAGGATGAGATTAAAAAAATCCCAGTAGAAAACTCTCCCGAAGAAGAAAGCCCAGAAACGGACGCTGAGAAGAAGATGATCGAAAAGTCCTTTCCATTCAGGATGCATTGGCTTAAACATAAATCAAACTCAACAGACCAACCAATGGAGAAAAAATAATGAAAAAAAACACTAATAATCTTGTTCGGTGCAGCGTTTGTCTTAGGGTGTAAAGATGCGGTCGTGAAGCGCGAGTCTTGTAATTGCGAGACTGGTTGTTGTTCTTCCGAATCTTGTTCCACAGAGGGGTGTTCGTGTGTATGTAAATAAAATGGAAAAAGTAAAGACTAAAGACTGCGGTTGTAGCACTGACTGCGGTTGTCATGCGGAAAAGACCAAGTGCTACTGTGAGGCCTGTAGTGATTCTGGTTGCGAATGCCCTTGTCACGAGGACACGTAAACCTGAAAAAAGTATGCCCCTTCCGTCACCTAAAGGTAAACAGGACAAGCAAAGCTTCGTTTCTCAGTGTATGAGCGACAAGGCCATCAGGAAGGAGTTTCCCAACCAAAAACAGCGCGCAGCGGTTTGTTATTCCCAATACAAGCAAGCGAAAAAGGTCAAAGGCTGCGAAAACGCGGACTGGGATGATTTTTCTAGCGACGAGTACGTAATATTGCTTTAAAAGAGTGTATATATACGTGTGAAAGATATAGAAGTTAAAGGGTGGAGGCTCAAAGTCGGAAAGAATAAGGTAAAAATTTTTGACGACAACGACGAGCTCACCGACGAAGAGGCTATTACGATAATAAAGTATCTTTACGACGAAGGAATCTTAAATAGCAAATCTGTTGACTGCGAAATAATCTCAAAGTAATATCTCCCTCAAGCTCCTCAGTTGCCCAGTTAAGCTTAAAACGTTCACGCAATCAATAAATTTTGTCTTTATGGTGTAAGGGTAGTTGTATTCGGTGTCAATTCTCGCGCCCTCCAGCCTCCACTCAGGGATAACGATATCGTCAATAAAGTCGAATGACCCCTTGGATTTCAGGACTCTATAGCAGTTGTCCACTTTTTCCTTTTCGGCCTCAAGAAGTACGTCGTATCCTAGACTTTCTTTCGCTACCATAGTCAGGAACCTGAAGTACAAGCTTTCCGAACGTGGCTCAGTGCATATCTCCGCGTTTATAATTAGGTTCATCAATAGTTATTTACACTAAAAAAATAAAGAGTATTGTTATTATATGAAAAATGGCCCTCAAATATTAAAGCTTCTTTCTCAAATAAAAGAATACGCCGAAGAGGAGGATTACCAGAAGAAAATCGACCCCAGCACGGCCATTGACCAAAAAATTGGAAAAAGCTGGATGGTTTTCCATTTAGATCAGTTGGAGACGTTGATAAAGAATGAGGAAAACTGACCTTTGCTAGAATAAGTGTATATATAGAATATATGCCCGAAAAACCAAAGACGTATGGTAAGAAAATCTTTTCCTTTTCAAATACCAAGAGGGTTCATTACGACGTCTATTTAAGGAAGCCCAACAAGCTACACTATGGCGAATCCTGCGCTGGGTTATGTTTTGACCCGAAAGAAGAGGACCCTCATATTTTAATCAATCCGAAGCAAGGCGATAAAGATATGATAAACACTTGCATTCATGAAGTGTGTCACGCCTTTTTTTGGGACAAGTCCGAGTACGAGGTAAGTCGTATGGCAAACACAGTTAGTCGCTTGATTTTTGATATGGGCTGGCGTAAGGTTGAAGACGTTAAGACTACGGCTAGGACTCAAAAAAAGAGAAAAGCCAAAAAAAAGTAAAAAATGAGACATGTTTGTGGCGGAATAGGAGACCTCATACAGAGCTTCGACTCAATCGAGGAAGGGGAAGACATAAAAGTGTTTTCTCATTTTAAGGGGGCTAAAGATTTCTTTTCTCCTATAAATGCGAATTTTGAGTTTAGGTTCTTTGATTCGGTTAGCGACCTGCAAGAGGTTGAGGCGGAAGCTAAGCGCTCTGGAGAGGCGGTAAACAGATTACCTTTTCAAAAGTTTGTATCAGTCCCAGAGGGGAAGTTTAAGACTGCTCATGAAAACTCTAAAAATTGGGACGACATCATCGGCATCCATCCGGTTGGAAGTAAGCTTTCTAATGATTTCTGGGACAGCTTGGGGAGTCCACTGAAGGTCCTTCCAGAATGGTTCGTTAGAGCTATGATCCATGACCATAGAAGATATTTTATTTTTGGCACGGAAGAGGAGCTTTCGCCTTATCGTTCTCTTCTTGGCGAGGACCGTGATAATGTAAAATATATTAGTTATGATGATATATGGGAGAGTTTGTGTCATGTGTCTTTTTGCAAAACAGTAATAGGCATAGACAGTTCAATAAAGTCTATGTCCGCAGCCAGTAGGATAGAAACGATAGTCTTTGTCGGTGATTACGAAGATGATTTTAGAGACGAAAATTTCATTTATCCCTATGTTAGAGACGGGGTGATGAGACCAATCCCCTTTAATGTGATTGACAGGGGTCACCTAAAACTAATAGACGACGTTATAAAATAATATGAAAATAATCTTTAGAGCTTGCGAAAAGCAGGGGTCTGTTAATGGGGTTCCTAGGCCTTGGAGCATGGAGAAGACGGAAGTCTTAGACTTGTGTTTTAGAAGCTTGCATCTTGCCTTAAGAGATAAACCTCATAAAATTCACATCATAGGAGATTCACTTTCCGAAGAAAGGATGGACTTTTTTCGAGAACTAGAACCGGACTGCTTTATAGATAATCATACGGATTTAGGAAACGACGGCAGCATCTTAAAGTCTTTCGAGCTGGCTGAGACTTTCGACGACGAAGATATAATATATTTTTGCGAGGACGACTACTTGCACATCATGGATACTTTTTACGATAATATCGTTGAGTTCCTAGAACTGCACAGAGACCATGAGATTCCGTTTTTTGTACATCCAACGGATTACCCAGATCAATACAGTAGGTCAATGAGGAGAAGCTACTTAATATGCTCGAAAAGTTGTCATTTCAGAGAAGTCTCCTCTAGTACTTTTACGTTCCTAACAATCAAGAAAAACTTTATGAAATTCGTAAGTAAATTTAAGGAGTCGGCAAGTAACGCCCAAGACGGCGAGTTTTCTAAAATATTTGGAGAAGAAGCTTTATGCTTTAGCCCTATACCCAGCTTAGCAGCGCATCTTCACGTCGGGACTCTACCTTCGTATGTCCCATGGGACATGATTAAATTCTATACAAACTCTGTTCTAAATGTCCCCCAACAGATAAAAATGATGAAGTGACCATAGAATGGACAAGATTTTTAAGAAGATTAACCGATGGCTCAAGTTCGTCAACCTCAGCGTTTGTTGTAGCAAAATCAAAAATAAATTTTTTATTTTTTACAAGACCCTTTCTCCAAAAAAATATTCGGGAGATTTTTCTGTGGGGTGCTACGTCGGTCTTCCAAAGTGCGCTCATAGTTCGGTCTCTTCATTAGCTAAAGAGACATTTGACTGTAGGTGGCTAAGTGAAGATCATCCTTCCCCAGAATTTCCTTGGTTTTTTTGCTCAGACCACCATTTGCAAACGTTAGAGTTAGCGAAGAAGACGTCGAATCTCTCTGAGTTTGAGCGCGCGGAACTCACTATAGACCTAAACCTAGAGGACCCAATGGTTTATAAAAATATTTATTTTTTTACAGTGGTTAGGAATCCATACTCTTGGATGCACGGGTCTTGGCAGGAGTGCAAAGAAATGTACGAAATGAATTTGAGCTTCAAAGAATTCCTGTTAGCGGTTAAGAGGGTTCATGATGAGGGGTTCGATTCAAGCGACGTCGAAGGCCAAGACGGACTTCGCACGATGAGGGCTAGGTGGCATTTTCGGCCCCAGCTCGAAAGCCTATTAGATAAAAAAAATAAAATTTCAGTTCATTCTATAGTAAAGATTGAAGAATTAGAGGCTGGACTGAGGGACTCTTTGCGCGGTTTTTCGACTTTTTACGAAGAGTCTTTCCAAGTCCCTTGGTCAAACGTTAAGCCTCATGGGGAATCACACAAAAGGCTAGGAAGAGGCTATAGGGAATTCTACGATAAAGAAACGAGGGAATTAGTAGAGAGCATGTACTGGAGCGATATAGACTTTTTTGATTATGAATACTAAAACTTTTGGTTGACTTCTTCTTTGAAGAGCTTAATATTTGCCCTCTATGAGTAAAGAACAGACTAAAAATGTAAGTAAAGTACTGACAGTTAACACTACTTATGCGCGAGCAGCGGTAATGTTGCTAGCGTTTAACTTCTTGTTGACGGGGTATTTATTGCACTCCTTTATGGAGATGCAAACGGACCAAAACAACGGAGAGTACCACTCTCCTCCAGCAGCTCAGGCTGACGCTCTTGCGACAGCGAGGGAAGAGGGTACTTCTGAATAATATATTTAATTAAATTAAATTAAATCATCCAAGCCAGACCTGAAAAGGTTTGGTTTTTTTATTGACTTAATCTAAGAAAAGCGATAGCATGGAATTATGATTAGATACATAGATGAGCCCGCTTGCGATCACTACGTTGATTCAATAAAGTTTATCGAGAACCAGATAAAAGACGCAATTAAAAAATCCGATTGGGACTTGGTAGCAAACCCAGAATCACTTCAAGAATTAAATATGCTTGTAGCCAAGATGCTTCAGGAGTACGAAAGCTACATCAAGTTTACAATCGAAATTAACCCGTACGAACTAAAAATTGTCAAAACGCTGAAAGACTCTAAGCAGTTTTGGATTGATTGGAGAGAGGATAATCTTAAAAATATATCATGAACAGGCGCACCAAATATATTGCGAAACCTCAAGCCGAAGAAGACGGACTGTACCGTTGAAGACTTACCTGAAATGAATACTCACTATTCTCATCCGATGGACATTAACGAGGGCGGTTGCGTTCAGCCCTCTGTCCGCGCGCTTGATAAAACAAGGACCTATCTGGTGGGACATATGCAGTACGCTAGCGGAAGGGATTGGCGCGAGTACGTCGAGAGAGAGCTTGAGCCGTTAGGCGTAAGAATTTTTAACCCCTACAAAAAGCCCTTCGTAAAGGACGTGGACGAGGACGAAGAAGAGCGTCTTTCAGTAGCTCATTGTATGGAGCACGGTTATTATAATGACGTCGCGGAAAGGATGAAGCTCATTCGCAGCTATGATTTAAATCTTGTTGACCGCAGCGACTTTATTATCGCCCACCTGTTACCGGAAGTGGCAAGCTGGGGCAGCGCAGAAGAAATAGTTACAGCGGTGAGAATGAAAAAGCCCATCTTCATAAGTATGGATGGCGGTAAAAGTAAAACTCCGCTTTGGATGATGGGCATGTTGCCTCATCATTATATTTACAACTCTATTGAAGAAGTCGTAGAGATACTTAAGCAAATTGATAGTGGCGAAAAAAATATTGATAGCGACCGTTGGAGACTGCTTAGAAAGGAGCTACGATAAATCATGAAGATAAAAACATTCCTTAACGCCCAAGACATGACTGTAACAAAAATGAGTTTTCATATCAACAAAAGCCCAATTCACGGAAATGGACTGTTTGCCTCTCAAGGGTTCGAAGAGAGAGACTTCATAACCAAGACTCATTTTTTTATAAACAGCTATCAGGCGAAAATTGGTAATGGGTGGGTAAACATAAAGCCAGACTGTATGTACAATCACTCTGAAAAACCTAATTGCATTTCCAAGACAGAAAGAACTCCCGACGGACAACTCCAAAAAAATCTGTACGCAACAACCACGATAGCAGAGGGACAAGAGCTATTGGTTGATTTTAGAAAAGATAAAGATTTAGAACAGCCAGAAGAAGACTGGAGGAAACAACACACACATATAAAATAAAAAAATGAAAACTAATTATGCTAAACCAGAAGAAGTAGAAGCTTGCAAGCGGTGGCTAAAAGCCGTCCAAGCCAAGACGACAAAGACAATTCGCCGTAACAGGGGTTCAAGCTATGGACTCAAACACGACGTAGAAAGATGGCTATGCTCAGACGCCAACTCGGAGGAAGGAATGTACATAAGCGAACATTCATTTATTGAAGCGATGAGAGACACTAAATTTCGCCTTGAGCCCGTCGATAAGTCGGAGACCGAACCAAGCTCGTTCTGTTTTAATATATCATATAAAGGATGAGGATTAAATGAAAAAATCCAACAAGAAAAAGAATAAGGCTCAGCCCCCTCTCCGAAAGTGGCCGAATTTTTTTAAGTTTCTTGAAGAGAACAACTACCCAGAAGGTACAATAAACAGCCTTACTGACGAGCCAGACCAGCAAAGAATAGATAAAGCTCAAAAAAGAAGAGGCAAAGCTCGAAGAGGTGAACAAATAGAATGGCGTAGAGTACAGAACGAGAATAAACTCGTGGGAGTAGATAGAAAAATAATTGGAGACGAGAAGGCGTTAGAGTATAGTTATAAATACTATAAAACAGAAGACTGGAAAAGTAGGAGTCTACAGTTAAAAGAAGAGGCGGGTAACTCTTGCCGTAAGTGCGGGCAACAAGGTGGCATTTTAACAATGCACCATATGACTTACGCTTATAGACCCCATACTGAACCAGAAGAAATTTTAGAATGTGTGTGTCAATCTTGTCATATATTAATTCATGAAATAAATAAGATTGTTAACGGCCACTATAGTGAGGGTCTTGATCACCCCGTTCATGTCATTGATAGGCTAAACTATGTGAAGATAATAGAGGCGATAGATAACCGTGCCCCTTGGCTAATTGAAAATAACGATTTTGAAAATGTAAGGATTTTGGTGGTGGTGGGTCAATTCGTCTCGGCGACGAACAGCAAATTATCATATCTTCAGAAAAAAGTTGATGAGTTTCTAGACTTAGAAAAACTTAATAAAGTGCATAACGACATCAAGGAACTAGTTAGAGAAAAAGAAGAAGATCAAAGCCTTAAACTATGGCGACTCAATGCCCCACATCTTATGTGATTAATAATGAGAATTGAGCCAGAAATAAAGCTAGACTACAAGGACGTCCTCTTGCGACCCAAGCGTTCCGAGCTAACCTCTCGCAAGGACGTTAATCTAATGCGGGAGTTTGCTTTTAAGAATGCTGGTGGCGAAGGTGCTGACCCAAAGGCGTATGGATGGAAAGGTATTCCGATTGTCGCTTCAAATATGGATACTGTCGGGACCTTTGAAACGGCCCAAGCCCTTGCCCGATACCATATGTTGACTTGTATTAGCAAACATCACGATTTAAAAAAATGGTTACATAAATTAAATGGTTACGGAGTTTATAAATCCCAAGAGCAAAAAGAAGGTACGGTTTGGAAGCACGACCCAAGGGGAAGGTGTTCGCAAAATAGAATTTATGAACACGTTTCTCCTTCTATTGGCATTAAATATAATGACAAAGAGCGCGATGATATAGATTATCTCCGTGATATTACATGGAATTTTCATCACACACGATGGGTCTGTATTGACGCAGCTAATGGATATACGTCAAGGTTTTGCGATTTTATTAAACGAGTCAGAGAAGAACATCCCGCCCTTATTATTATAGCGGGAAATGTTGTTACTGGCGAAATGACAGAGGAGATATTATTAAGTGGAGCAGACATTGTTAAAGTTGGTATTGGTGGTGGGTCTGTTTGCACTACTCGCGTGCAGACTGGTGTCGGATATCCTCAACTCAGCGCGGTCATTGAATGCGCCGACGCTGCTCACGGGATTGGTGGGCATATTATGGCTGATGGCGGTTGTTGTTGCGCTGGGGACGTCGCAAAAGCCTTTTGTGCTGGTGCTGATTTTGTTATGCTGGGCGGTATGCTTGCTGGTCATACAGAATCGGCTGGACAAGAAGAAGTGATAGATGATGAAAAATATAAAGTCTTTTATGGAATGAGCTCCGATACAGCTATGAAGAAATATAGCGGTGGCGTTGCGAGCTATCGCTCGCCAGAGGGTAAAACCGTAAGAATAAAACATAGGGGCTTAATAAAGAATACCATTGAGAGTATCCTTGGGGGTATCCGCTCAACTTGCACCTATATTGGAGCAAGAAGCTTGAAAGATATGCCAAAGTGCGCTACCTTTGTCAGAACGACTCAACAATCAAACGAGATTTTCGGAAAGAATACGTAAAATAAAAGATTTATGAAAACAAAATTATCACTTAGAACTAGGAATAATAGTCCAAATCATCACATTTATTTAAATAATGGAACTTGGTGTGTAGGCTTCACGGTTCATCATTCCGATTTTACCTCCGAAAGAGTTAGAAAAAGCCTTTCAACTCATGATGTTGAGGTAGCTAGGCGAAGAAGAGACGAAATATTAAAATTTTATGGTAAATGATTTGATTTCTTTAGCTTTTGCATTAAAATTAATTAATAATGTATGGCTCAGAAGCGGATATGTATGACGAGTTAGCAAACGACATGGATTTTCACGAATCTAACAAGATGGCGAAAGAAGACTTAGGCGAGCGCAAGACCGTACTGGTCGATGTTGATGAAACTATATGCTTTTATCCAAAAAAGCGTCAATATAACTTGGCTAAACCCAATGAGGAAAATATAGCTAAGATTAATAAGCTTTACCACGAAGGTTGGAAAGTAATTTACTGGACGGCGAGAGGTGGCTCTGAAAAATCCAAGAAGGAGGAGAGATGTTATTACGACTTTACTTGGAAACAGTTAGAATCGTGGGGGTGTAAATTCCACGATTTATCGACTGGGTCGAAAGGCAAGTATATAAAACCGCCCAACAACTTAGTTGTTGACGATAAAGCCAAGAGAATCGAGGAACTATAACGCTCATGCCTAAAAAATCCCAATTCCCTAAGCACGTACATTTGTCGTATTTGAAAATCGAATTGAAGTTACTTGATAGTGAATTAAGCTACCAAGTAGCGGATCAACAGGGCTCGTTTGTCGAGAAGCCTCCCGTTACAATTTATCTAGATAAGGGAATAATTGAGGATGGCGGGCTTGACGCGGTAAACTTAGTGATTCACGAGATGTGTCACGCTATAGAATATTTGACTCAGCTAACGAACCTTAGCTTAACAGACCCAAACAGAGCGGAAGAGGGAAGAGTTAACGCTTACAGTAACCATATGACAGAGTTGATAAGCAAGTCAGAGCTAAGAGATTGGATAAGGGACAATACTTAAAATGAACACGAGTCCTCAAGATGGAGCCAAACAGTGGGTAGACTTAGCTCCTGACATTTGTCGCCAACGACTAATCGTAGAAGGGACACTCCATAACGTTTTTTTGCCAGCAGACATAACCCGCTACGCAAAGGACATTAGTAATGTCTTAAATATGGAATTAGTTACTTCTCCCGTCTTAAATCACGAGCCAAAATATGGATGGTGCGCCTTTGTTCATTGGAAAGAGAGCGGGATGCATATTTATACTTGGGATAACAGAGAGCCGACTTTCTTTTCTGTGGATATTTATACTTGTAAAGCTTTTGACCCTATGGACGCGGTAAGATATACGGAGGAATTTTTTGGAGACAATTTGATAAAATTAAGCTGGAAAGAATAATGAAAAGAATAGTTGTATTTGGTATCGGAAGGATGGGGACAGCAATCTCTTACGCCATGTCTAAATTGGGGTATTACGTGATTGGGGTTGATACTAGCAATGAGGCAGCTCAAAATTTCAGAAAGCAAATCCCCGATGGAGATAAGGGAATCTTTTATAATTGTGATACGGAAGACTACGAAAATTTATTAGTTCGGTTTGAGAGCCCCGAAGTTGTAATTAGCAGTCTTCCTTATCACCAAAATCAACCCTTGGCTGAATTTTGTATAGACAATGGGGTAAGATATTGCGATTTGGGAGGAAGAGTAGATGTTTCGGAGAATATAAATCAATACGCTCTAGATCACGCGGAAAAACCTACAATGACAGACCTCGGCCTAGCCCCAGGCTGGGTAAATATTCTAGCTGAAGAAGGCTATAGGCGTTTGCATGGCGAAGCCGATAAGGTAAGCGTAAAAATGATGGTAGGAGGATTACCTAGTTTTTTGAAAAGCGATAAAAATCCACTAAGATATGGGATTACTTGGTCGTTAGACGGGCTAATTAATGAGTATAGAGATGACTGCGTTATTTTAGAGGGTGGAAGCATTAAGACAGTTAAGGGTATGGATGGGTTAGAGTTAGTCGAAACGGATAGCCTAGGCCAGCTTGAGGCTTTTTATACTTCTGGGGGGGCGTCTCATTCAATTTCTTCAATGAAGGCTCGCGGGGTAGAAGACTGTTCGTACAAGACTTTAAGGTATAGGGGTCACAGGGACATAGTAAGATTCTTAATAAGGGATTGCGGGCTAGACGACGATACATTAAACAAAATTTTTGTTGATGGCTGTGGGTTCGTAGATGACGACGAAGTCATTGTTTTAGCCAACGTGAAAAAAGACGATAAAACATGGGCTAAGGAAAAACTAATTCGTTCAGATAAAAGTTTCTCGGCAATGCAGAAGGCAACAGCTTTCCCAATTTCTTCTGTTGCTGCATTATTAGCAGAGGGAGTTTTTGATGGGGACAAGCCTCAGGGTAAAGATCACTACGCTCAATATCCTAGGAGTTTATCGTATAGGGACATCCCTTATGATTTTTTTAATACAAATTTAAACAAACTTCTTGGAGAATGACATGAGGTTGGATCATATAGCTTATAGGGTAGGAAACAGGTATAAGACAGCGGACTTCTTCACTGAGGCTTTTGGGTACGCTCTTGGAGCCGAATTCCAAATCAGTTTTGATGACGGTTCTGAAGCTGATTGTGTGGCCTTAGTACCACCGGAGGCAAGACATCCAGAGACTGATCTTTGGACGTATTTTTCTTTACAAGCTATACCTTCTGAAGATAGCAAGAAGCTAGAGTATCATGCTCCTCCAGAAATTTTTATTAGCGATGGCCCAGAAGGTTCTATTGTGGGGGAGTGGGTTAATGATCGTGGGGGCGTAGGGGGAATACATCACATGGCGTATCAAGTGAAGGATGTTAAATCGACTATGCATAGTTGGAGGCGGTTGGGGTACGCCGAATTCCTTTCTGACGAGCCCTTGGAATGTCCAGGTCTTAAACAGGTTTTTACCAAACCTTCTAAGCTAACGGGGATTATATATGAACTTATTAATAGAACAGGTAAAGGATTTTGTGAGGACAATGTTAAAGCTCTCATGGAAAGCACCAAGAAATTATCATAACATGGAATTTGAGGGAAGAAATTTTGTAAATGGAGAGTGGGAAATAGGCAGTGAGTTTTACAGTAAAATTAACCCTGCTACGGGCAAGGTTCAAGGAGCTTTTCCGCTAACTGATAAGCTAGGCGTTAGCCAAGCTATTTTATCAGCCAGAAAAGCTTTTAAAAAATGGAGAAAGGTAAGTAGGTTTGTTCGTTCTGACTACATGAATAAGGTAGCCAAGCTAATCGAAGAAAGAAAAGAAAGGTTGGCTACAGTAATATCGCTAGAGACAGGAAAAAACTATAACGAAAGCATTGCAGAGGTTAACGAAGCGCTTCATATGGCGCAATTTGCCTTCGGTTCTGGGCGATGTCCTCACGGAGAAGCTGTGTCTTCAGAGATTGAGGATAAAGATTCCTATATGCTTCGTAAGCCGAAGGGCGTAATAGGTATCATAACACCGTTTAATTTTCCTTTAGCAATTGGGATGTTTTGGAACGCAGCCCCTGCAATTGTTGAGGGCAATACTATTGTAATTAAACCTAGCGAAGACGCACCAATGTCTACGCAAATGGCTGTGCAAATCTACGAGGACGCTGGCATCCCTTGCGGAGTCGTTAATCTGGTGCATGGTCGTGGCGACACTGGTGACTTTTTGGCTCATGGTGATGTCGATCATATTTGCTTTACTGGCTCTGCCGAAGTGGGTCAGCATATTAGAAGAGTGGCAGCAGAAAGCTGGCATAAAACAACCTCTTGTGAAATGGGAAGCAAGTCCGCCTGTATCGTGTTCGACGACGTAGAAATCTCACTAGCCCTAGAAGCTACCATAGCCAGCGCCTTCAAGCTTTCTGGTCAGAGATGCGTTTCTTCTAGTAGAATTTTAGTTCAAAGAACTATTTATGATGATTTTGCGCGACGATTTGCGGAAGAAGCTTCCAAGCTTAGGACAGGGAATCCGTTCAAAAAGATAGTGAAGTCTACCGGAATGCCTGAAGTCGTAGCTTGGGATGAATGGGTTCCAAACGAAGAAATGTATTACGGCCCAATTATAAACGAGCAGGGGTTTCACAAAATCCGCCGTTATAACAAAATGGTTTTCGATGCTCCTAGTGCGGAAGTGGTTCTTTCCCCAGTCTACACGGGGGAGGGTGGCTCTTATTACAGCACACCTATGGTTTACAAAAGTGAATGGAGGGGACACGATGCGCCATATTTAAGAGAAGAAGTATTCGGCCCGCACGTTGCCATCGTGCCGTTCGACACCCTAGAAGATGCGATTAGGATTTATAATGATACTGATTATGGTCTTGCGGTTGGGGTTCTTACTAATGATTTCCGAAAAGCGCGAATCCTCCGAGACGAATGTGAGGCAGGGATGATTTACTGGAATGGGGGGTCGATTGCTGCCGAGTCTCATCTGGCGTTTGGCGGAGTCAAGAAGTCTGGAAATGGTTTTCCTAGCGCAGCGAGAACCTTTAGAGCGGTGACGCACGAAATTAGCTGGACCGTTAACTACGCTGATCACCTCACTTTTCCCCAAGGTATGAAATGAGACTTTTTTTGTTTAAGCTTTTTTCTAATATAGCTTTTTACTTTTTTCCATGTAAAGATCGCGCTAGAATGATGAAGGAGAATTGCCAAAACCATATTCGTTTCTACGAAATAGATTCTCACATGAACTCCTGTTCTCGACCTAGGACGGAGACTCATGAATGGCGCACTTCTGGTGGGACGAATCGCCGTAATTATACTGACTACGATGAAGCCCAAGCTTACCATGATGGTAAAAAATAATATTAAGTTTAATTATTTTCCCATTCTTTCAATTCTTCCGAGAGTCGTTTAGAGCGATTCTCGGCTTCTAGGAGGCTTTCAAATGGTCCTTCTTGTTTATTGTTCCATCCGTATATCAACTTACTATTTTTAGAGTGCTCTTTGCAACAATAAAAATGATTGCGACCATGTGAGTTAGACCATTTCCTATGGATCAGATAATAGTCTCTATATTTGATATAATATTTGCTATCAACAACTTGTATTCTCATTTCATATGTTCTTTTCATTATATTTCCTCTCATTAAGTATCGAAACCGCCAAGGAATTTGGGGTAACTATTTTCTTCTATCCCATAAACCGTTACTCAGATTGGAAGTGGGAAAATTTTTTCCAAAAAAAAGAACTCTTAAGAGCGAAGGAGGTGTAAAATAACTTGAGGAGAATTGGAAAAAATGCCCCTAACCCCCAGACCAAGCAGCCATAACCCTTTTAACGTAGAGTTGGTAAAATACTTCAATAAAGCAGAAGGCAGGGAGCAAATAATATTCCTCTACATTTGCAAGGATACAAATAAAATTGTCAAACATCGAGTCCTAAGATAAATTAAGGAATCCCTTGATGTAGCCCCACAAAAGAGTTAAAATATGGTGCATGAAGCTAATTTGCAGAGTTGCTCCAGACGAATCGACATCCAGACTTTCGGAGGCTTTCGATTATGACTTTAACGGGGAAATCGTTACCGAAATAAACGATTTACCCGAAATACCCAAGGATTTTTCAATCGGCTTGATCGTTGGCGCGAGCGGGGCGGGAAAAACTACCCTACTCAAAACTCTTGGAAAAATTAAAAAACCTATTTGGAATAAGGGTAAGTCTGTTTTCTCTCATTTTCCTTCCTACGAAGACGGGGTGGAAAAATTTGGAGCAGTTGGATTCAACTCGATTCCTCAAATGTGCTTGCCGTATAACAAACTCTCAAACGGAGAGAAGTTTAGGTGTGATTTAGCTAGAGTTTTAGAAGATGGGGCGATTATTGACGAGTTTACCTCCGTCGTAAACCGAGAAGTCGCTAAGTCAGCGTCAAATGCTATCAGAAGATACGTAGACCAGAAACAATTAAAAAAAATAGTTTTAGCATCCTGTCATTATGACATAGTAGAGTGGCTTAGACCAGATTGGGTATACAATGCCCTAACTGGCGAGATTCATTCGGGAAGGCATCTTCGGCGACCCGAAATTCAGATCGACATTCACAAAACAGACTGGAAATTGTGGAGAGTTTTTGAAAAGTTTCACTATCTAGACTCTGGCATAAATAAGGCAGCGCGTTGCTATGCTGGGTTTTGGGATGAGCAATTGGTTGTCTTCGGAGCAGTCCTAGCTTCTCCCAATGGATATTTTAAGAATGGATGGAGAGCGCACAGGACGGTCGTCTTACCAGACTTCCAAGGAATGGGGATCGGTACTAGGTTTTCCAATGCGATAGGCCAAATGTATGTGGATGATGGGTGCAAATACTTTTCGAGGACAGCGAATCCTAGGTTCGGAAGGTACAGAGAGAACTCGTCGTTATGGAAGCCGACGACTAAGAATAGAAGGAAGAGAACAGACGTAAAGCATAAAAACGTTTTTAAAAGCCACTTCGCGGATAATAAAAGAATCTGCTGGAGTCACGAATACATAGGAAATAAAAAATGAAAATAATCAAAGCACATTATCATGATAAAGATGTTACCGACGTGGTTAAATCCCTAACGGTCAACGGAAAGATAGACATAGATGTAGGAAACCACCTCTTTGGTGATCCCGCCGTGGGAATGTCTAAAGTCTTGACTATCTCGTACGAAACGGAAAATAAAGAATACCTTTTAGAAGCCGAGGAAGGGCATCATGTTTCTTTACCGCCAAGTAAGAATCAAAGTTTAGCTATTTTTTATACAAATAATAATAAAGAAGAGACAAAGGACACTATAGATTTTTCCCTCAATAGAATCAAAGTTGCTTCAGAGGGCAAGGTTGACATTTTGACAAGCGTATGGCATCCAATTGCAGGAAACCCTTTTCGTCAATACCAATCCGCATTAACTACTGGCGGTCACCTGAATCAAGTTCTTCAAATTTTACAACTGTTATATCAGGCAGCGAGAACCAAAAACTACAAGTATGTTTCTTTTTTAGAACACGATGTCCTGTACCCCGAAGGATACTTTGATTATCCAGAGTTCGAGAAGGGGAACGTCCTAACAAATATGAATTATATTGGTCTGTGCGAAAGCGGATGGCAGAAAAGAGATGCGGACCACGAACCCCTATCTCAAATGACGATGACCTTTGATGACGCTATCGAACATTTTGGCAAAATTTTTGCTAATGCTCTAACTACAAACTCTGGGCTTTTAGAGAATCAAGATTTGACTAGGATACAATGGAAGTGTGAAAACCCAGCGGTTCATGTAAATCATGGCCACCATTTTACATCGCATTATACAATATATTCTAGAGAAAACTTTGATGAAGTTAACCCTTACTGGGGACACAAGGAAAACTATTCTTATCTCTTCTTTGATAAAGAGGCGAGCGACAAGAAAAAGGAAGAGGCCCAGCTAGCTAGGGAAAAGACACGCCTAGCTAAAGAAGAGGCCAAAAAAGCTACATTAGCCGAGCGTCCTGAGGCATTAGACGCGTCAAAGCATAATTAAATTAAAAAAACAAATAAAATGAAAATATTATTTTTTTTATTATTAGCCCTCAGTTTAAACGCTGTCCCTTCTACTCGGAAATCAGTGTCAAATAATTTAAATACTATCGTCGTTAAAGAAATAACTCTTGATGATCTTACGATAGAGGAGTTCATGAAATTGCTTCAAGATAAGTCGGGAGGCAAAGTAAATTTCATATATTTTCAAAAAAAAGGGGTAAACCCCCCCCCAGTAGCGTCTACCAATAACGTCCCCGCTTTCGACCCTTTTACTGGATTACCTATAGGTAATCTTCAGTTTAATATTCCGCCCCCCATCGCTCTCCTAGAGTCCAAATCGCCCAGAATAAGAGCGATTCACGCTTCTCTTAAAAATATTACCCTTAAACAGCTTTTGGATATCTCTATCATTTGTTTTGATCAGCCCATGAAGTA